TCCAAACTCAAGGGGGCACTTACAACCAACATCGGGTCACGTGGGTTTTACGACAGGCTACGGTGAGGCTACGAATATTGGTAAAGCGATATTGGTGGCAGCATCAGTCGCAACAGCATTTTCAACACCTTCTAACATTGTTGTAAAGGGGATTACAGGGGCACTAATGTTCTACGGGCTATCTGTTGCATATGAAAACATAAAGGGCTGATAATATGAAAAAAAGTAATGAAGCAACTGGTATGATTATAGAGTTTCCAGATTCAATGAATTACAAGACTAAATTCCCTTACCCTGGTTTTTGGACAGGCGTTTACCCAGGATTATTAACTGCAGTCGTCGAGCATACCAAACTAAGCAGACAACCAAAAGCAGTTGTTTCGGATGCTTTGAACAGATCCATACAAATACTAAACGGAGAATATTCAATTTTCTTAGCAGAAAAAATGTGGAAAATAGGGGAATTGCTAAACCTTAACTCAAACTTACCAGTTCAAGGTAAAATAGGTTCAGCATTAGATTACATCAAAGACAGTCCAGATGGCGGAAGAATGGAAATCGCCGCTAAAGTGTTTGAACCTGCTTTGATGCATATGATTAATCAAAACTCTGGTGCATCAAACTCTGAAATGAATCTTAACCAATTTTCTAATGAATTGAGCCAGTTGAGGAATCAGCAAATAAGATTGAACACAAGCTTGGCTCAAATAGAAGCTGCTACTCCAAGAGAAATAGAAGTGATAGAAAAAGAAAGGGAATGCCAATCTCGCTCCCGAAGAGTTGAAATTTTAGCTACCGAACTTAATCAATTACAAACAACAATAACCGCTTTGCAGGCAAGTGACGCAGAGCTAAAATCAATGGAACGTGAATTGAGGCAATTGAATGGGGAAAGAAAAATGTTAGAAGCTAACATGTCCTCAAACAACGCTCAAAGATATGCGAATGTAAAGCAAAGAATCGAAAACATAGGACAAGTTCTTACAAAAAGCAACCTAAATGCTGGAGTAATTCGAGATTATCAAAATTTGATTGCATACAAACAAAGTGAGTATAATCAAGAGTCTCAAGGCTACAACAAATGTGTTCAAGATGCACTACAGATGAGAAACGCCTACACAAACGGCGTGAAAGAAGGCCAAGCAATATGGTTCCAAATAAAAACTAATACTGCACAAATAGAAGCCGCAAGCAAGTCAGTATCAAATGCACAAAATAGTTTGTCAATGTTCTCTACTGACGACACAAGAAACTTAGTAAAGGTATGGACGGCACATCTATCGGCAAGCACATCTGAAATCGAAGGCGGATTGTTTACATCTAAATATCAAGCAACAGTAGCGGTAAGTGGAATGCCCCAAGCAATGTTAGCAGAATCTCTACCAATAGATCCAAGCGTCATCCGAGACTTCGAAGACTACAATACGGCATTGACAGACATTTCAGATGACATTTCAGATGAAGAGTATGACTTATTGGATGAAATAGGCAGATTAGGTCTTGCTATGTCCTATGTGCCAGGTCCGGCAAGACTCACTGCAATTAAGGGTATGAGGAAGAGAAACAGATTCCTTGGATACCGCAACTTAATTGAAGAAATATTATCACAAGGGCAGAAACTAGACACCAGAACCCAAATGGAACTACTCAACTTGGGCATTGGTCCAGCAGATGTTCAAATCGGAATTCAAACAACAGATGAATTGATGGAAATGAGAGAGCTGATTAGGCACTTAGCCGATTCACGCTTGAACTTCAAATACGGGGGTGCAAATTAATGCGAGCAGGTCTAACTATAACGAACAGAGAAGTAAAACGAGTTGAAAAATCCTTAAATGCCTTAGAAAAAAGGTATGCGAAAGGTAAAGTCCCGCAAGAAACATACACTATGGAGAAGGGCAGACTTCTTTCAGAACTAAACAGACCGAGGGCTGAAAGAAGCAATTTGTCACGTAATCCTAAAGCATGGTGGAAGAGAAATGAAGTGAATTTATCAGCCGCACCGGTTGGTTATTGGAATCATCACAGTCGGAATACAGTCGGCCATCGAAGGCCATTGGTTAACCAAAACAAAATTCGAGCAGCATTGATTAGTGATTGTGGAGATGGTTATTGGAACAGTAATGACTTCCAACAAGCAATAAGGGTCTCTGCAAATAATTCTAATGAAATCAAACAAAATGAAGCATTTGACCGCAGTTTTTTCGAAGAGACCGTAATGGCAAGCTATGTTTTAGGTAAAACAGAATCTCAAAACCTTTGGAATGAAATATCTAACTCACCACAAGTTGTTAGAGCACTTGAAAACTTATCAAAGACAATCGACAAAACTGTGAAAAATATGATGAAAAATGGGGTATCTGAAAGCAACGCCATTCAAGCGGTACGAAACCAAGCCGTTACAAGTGGTAAAGCCATCACTTCCGCAGGGTACAATCCAGAAGATGCCGCACAACTCATCAAAATGGTTGCGTGCGGTCAAATGTCAGTCCAACAAGCGAAAAATAGCGTAGCTTTAGACATCAACAACACAAGTCACGCAGTAGCAAACGCTCCAGCAGTACCATTTAGAAACAATTTCGACCCATACGCAATGACTCCAGTAGGTAGGCCACGTAGAGGCGATCCATCGCTGAAAACATGGCAAAACAACTACAACCCGTATAACATGACTCCAACCGGCGTTTCCCTTGAAGCTCTAATGCAGAGTGCTAATCAATTACAGCAACAATTCGACTTAGAGAATAATCCTACTGCAAGAAATGAAATATCCTTTGCTTTGAACAACTTACAACAGGAAATTAATCGCCGTCAAGAAGCATTGGATGAAACTCCTACATTCGAGACTATGACTACAATAGATGTGCCGAGCCAAGGAAGGGGATACAATCCTACCAAGAACTACAGGGCACCTAATTCGACTATGCAACAAACAGTAAGGGCTATGGCAAATGGGCCATCTATTGCGACAGTAGTAAAAGATATCTTCACAGTTCAAGCCAATGTGTACTTCGACTGGATGAGTGGTTCTAGCATCGAATTCCTAGATAATGGGACATACAAGAGTGCCGACAGGAATTCAAACCCTGTAGCAGTATTCCCAAAGGGTGAGTGGACAATATTCGCCCAATCGAAGTCTAGCTTACCAACAATGAAGCAAATAAAACAAGCAATAACATACGCACTATCTTCTCCACTTTGGGCTCCAGCAGACAGGGCATACCTAGAATATCTGTCGGGTCTTACCAATTCAAAGGTTAATGAATTGGAAGCAATTGTTAACGATGTACTTCCAGTCGTGAATCAAATAAACAATTCCAACAACAATGCTATCGCAAATGTAATAAATAATTCTAACAATGCCGAACAAGTAGTGAATGAGATTGCTAACTACAAGGAAAAGTTAGACCAAATGACGACCTCGGAAGTAAGGCAACACATGTTTGAGAGGATCTATAAAATAATCAATACATTAGCTCCAATGATTCCAGTAACAGAATTAGAATACCGCATACAAACTCCAGGCGCATTATTTGACACATACATGAGATTTGTTTCAGAACAAGAATTCGCCATGGATACAGCATTGTCTCTGCATGTGGAAGAATTGTACGGAACATTAGACACAACTCAATTAATTTCTATTGCAATTGATTTCGCCCAACAATACGGTAATAAACTAAACAGCGTTGCACAAAGGCATCTCAGGCATCTTGCAGATAGCGGATTTATGTTGCAGTTTGCTCAAAACGCCCCCTCGAAAGAGGAATACTTCATGATGGTAAAATTATTTGAAATATTGACTAATGGTTACTTCGCAGTGATGGAAGAACTAAACTCAGTTAACAATTCCTTTAACAATAATGGAACCATGCCAAACAACTTAGTGCCCAACAACAACAACAATCATGTTGGCAACGGCTTGCCGAATAACTTAGTCCGTAATAACGCATTACCTAACAACGTGATTAATAACATGCCACCTAACAACGGTGCACCAATGCCACCTAACAACGGTGCACCAATGCCACCTAACAACATGCCTAACATGCCACCTAACAACGGGGCACGACCAATGCCACCTAACAACGGGGCACGACCAATGCCACCTAACAACATGCCTAACATGCCACCTAACAACGGTGCACCAATGCCACCTAACAACATGCCTAACATGCCACCTAACAACGGTGCACCAATGCCACCTAACAAAAACATACCGAACAATAATTTATTCATTGAACACAAACATTGGTCGGCAGATGGAAATACCGTCGTTTATGCAAAGAATTCAGAAATGAACAAGTCATTGCACAACAAAGGGTATGCTCATAATAGGATGGCTAACAATCCAAGAAACAATCCTCCGGAAAATAATTCGCCAAAGCCAACTCCCTTCCCAGGAAGACCAGCGCCCCCGACTAGGCCTGTGATGCCCGGCAGTGGCGGCAACAGCGGCCTTGTGCCAATATCGCCAAACGGCGGAGGCGGTTTTTCTTTTAGACCTGGATTCGGAATGTCGGTATCAACAACAACTTCTACTTCCTCATCTCACCCTAACAACATGCCGGCAAGCGTTCTTGCTACAAGCAGGGCAACAAATAAATTGAGTCAAAGCTTCCTAAGAGGGACATTGGGGCTATCGACATCAACAAGCACCTCCAGTTCTTCGAGCCACCCGAGACATTTGCCAAACGATCCAAGGACAACATTCAGAACTTATTGAGGTGATTAAGTGCCAATGATGAACTCAAAAACCTACTATGGGGGCTTATTGGGCCGTTCCGTGGGCGATTCACTTTCTGAATCTACACTTGCTAAATCAAGTGGAAGAGTGTCTTTATTCGAAACAGAGTCTCCATCGGGGACTAATTATGTTGTTGTGTTGGATTATGGGGAAGTCGATGCAACTTTGTTATTTCCAACTCCAAACAATCCGTCGAAATCAGGAGATGCTGAATTTACTAAGTCAGCTCCGGAGGCATTCGCTCAATTTGACGAAATGGTTGCCACTTATGGGGGAATCTCGACAGATTCTAGCGGAATTGCAGGTGTAGGTTCTTTCGAGGAATTAGATACACTTATGCTATCTCTGCCGGAATTGCCGGAAGATATTGTAATTGAACTACAAAGAAACGGAACAGCCAATACGGGGAGACCTAAGCATGTATTAGACTTGAAATTCAGTAGTGGCTTTCTGTCTTCAATAGTTGGTCGTCCAAAGAAAGGCTTGAGAATGGCAAGGCTGTACTATGAATCATATCCGTTAGAATCCAGAATTCGTTGTTTGAAAGATATCCGTCCATCGGTGCTTCAAAATTACATGTCCGGTGAATTACTTTCATCGGTCATTATGACAAACAGGGAAAAAAGAAGCATGTATCTTGCTGTAAGAGACACGGAACGCTTCAAAGAAATGAGTATGCCGCAAGCACTAGACAGCTTACAAACCGTTGATGCAAAACCCTCGGCAGCAATAGCGGTCAGGTTCATAGACCAAAACGGAAAATTGATTGACGGCTTGCCATATGAAATTTCTTGTAGAGGTCCAATTAATTTCCTAGAGGCCGCAACCAAAACAAACTTCGGCTCAGAGCCAGGGAACTTTTCATCGGGGAGGACTCTTATCGAAACAGGTATGTCTGGAATGGCGCACGATTCAAGTCAAGCATTATCGGGAGCCTTGATTCCTAATTGGGCGGGTAGATCTCTAAGTCCTGAATTATACTATCATCCTTTGTACAAATACCGTTCATCGGGTGGCGAAGGTATGCCGCCAGGTTCTATGAAAATATCTATTACTACTCCAAGAAATGTCAATTCGATGGAAGATTGGGGCAACAATAGACTATTTATTTATTCCACTCCGACTGACAATACAGAAAGAAGAGAAGGAGCCCCAGTTAAAGCTGACCCGAAGACATTACTATATTCGCACAACTATAGGCTTGAAAAAGGAGGGGTAGCAGAAAGAATCACAATTACAATTCCTGTATTCTTGGAGCCTTTACCCATGCATTTGATTGAAATGCCTCCAGGTTCCGGAAGAATAGTTTCGCTTTGGTCTGTTACTCAGGACATGGGGGCGATACCGTCTCATCAAAAAATAAACATGCAATTCAAGGTTCTAAGGCCGAAAGCATCTGATTCTTGGGAACAAGCAGACAAAATGTTGCCGGATACAAGAGAGGGGTATGACGATAAAACTCTACAGTATGAAGAATTTAAGAGTCCCGAAGGAAGAAAGGCATACAGGGAAGGCATATCGGAGGCTACGCCAGTTGAAGGAGTCAAATTCGCATTGATTCCTAACGAAAACAATTCATGGGTTTCGTCTAAGAATATTGTAATCCTTTCACCAGACTATAACGGAATTATGTCAGCAGAGATAACTCCAGGAACATATATGCTGAAAATGTTAAAACAAATCAATGCAGACGGGACATCAGCATTGAAACACATCGGAGATCCAAGCGACCCCGAATACAAACTTTCCACAAGATACGACCAACTTTCCCCAATGATGCAAAGTTCAATTGCACAAAAATATCCGGAAATGCAAATCGCAAGAAGCACAATGTTCGCACCAGAAACCATAGAAATTGGTGCGATTGAAGCGCCAGCAGGGTTCTTTTATAGAAAAACCACTGAACAAGACACTACCCCTGTCGGTATTGTAGGGGCAAGGATATCTCGAAGTGGTTCACTTAGCGATTTGAATAGCTCCGGACTAAGAAACTTTAGACTGCAACAAAACATTCCCCCGTTACTTTCAGGTAAAGAACCCGAAGCCGGAAGCATATACGACTTGATGGGAATTGAGTTTCCCACAATAGATGCAGGCTGGCCTTCTGGAGAAACAGACAATACCGACGATAGATTCTTTGATACAATGACTATATTCCTTGCTCAAGATTCAATTGTTGATTTGTCTATGCTACAATCCTTTGAACAAAGATATGAGGCTGAAAGAGACACAGGCTCAAATATGATTACAAGGCTAGTACCGCCTAAAATCGGGGAAGCAATTGAATACAATGGCTACATAATTGAGCATTTGATGTTTGATACTTCCGTTGGCCCTGATTTGTTAGACCAAAAATCAGCATTTACGGGCGGAATACATGAATACAACATGGGCAAAATTACTTCTCCATTCTATGATGTAGGGGTTATTAGGTGCATGGTATTCTATCCTAAAAGCGGAGTTATGAGGCGAAAAATGGTTGTTACAGAAAATGAAAACCTCAAAGTAAACCCTAACTTAATGACTGCTGCAATATACGCATCTGGAGGGTGGAATACTTTGACTGAGCAAAAGACAAGGATATACCATTTCGAGGTGAAATCTTCTCCAGAAGGTGCAGTATTATCGGGGCGCTGGGTTCCATTAGAGACTATAGGGGAATATGCAATGGGCATCACTCCAGAAAGCGTTGCATTCGAGCGCATCATTGACTCTATCAAGAAGGGGGGCATGCCAATACGTGAATCTCCTAAATGGAATCAATTTTGGAGCGTTACTGCAGACGCATGGATATATGACGCAGCATCTGTGGTTGTGACAGGTCAAGGTGATGCACCGACCTTAGATGCTAATAGCGTCAGCCCGTTTGCAGAGTTATGGGCATCAGCAAGTCAAACTTCATATGACAGGTTTGCAGGTTCAATAGGTAAGATGGAAAATGAGTTAGGGGAAGTTATGGACATACTTTCTGCCCCTAATCCCGATTATGGCGATTTAGATGATGATTTAGGATTCGTGGAGGGCTAATAGATGGTAAAGACACGAACTGGCAAAAAGAAATCCCGAATTGAGCGAGGAATAAATGTTTTGACTAGCGATAGGAAAACCACTCAAACCAAAGTAGCCTTCCTTAGCAACATAGCTTTAGCAGGGCTTTCTACCGCAGGTATTGGTACAACTATTGGCTTATTGTTAAAAGACAACAATAACACATTACAAGAAATAGCAGCCTTCGGATTATTTTCAATACTGGCATTCGGTCAGTATTCTGAAATTAATTTCAAAACCGGAAAGAACTATTATTGGTTATATGACCCAGGTTCTCCCGGTGATTTACGAAAAAGGGGGGTATCAAATTGAATAGAAATTTAGCAGGTGTCACGCTACCAAACGAATACCAACTAGCGTTGAGGGAATGGACATTAGAAAGTAAGCAACGGAAAAAAGCAATCGAAGAAAATCCAGATGACCTTTCACTTCCTTCTCCAAGAGGATTCTATGCTTACTCTTTAGATCCAAGGGGGGACGGTGCCCCAACTTCTGTAGACTCGGCTAACACTGGCAAACTTGATGGCAATAGCGACTTAAACTCGGATGCATTAGTACTTGAAAATTGGTGGACTCAAGAAGAAGCAGGCAGAAATGAAAGAATGATTCAGCAGTATTTATTGATGAAAAGAGATGACATAGCACAAGCAGAGGGTTTTGTCAACAAGGCAGTAGCAACAGTAGACTATTCGCTTGAAACTATTAGTCCAGATGCTTATGTCAAAACTGCTATGTCAGATTATGTGCCTAATCCTTTCAATGTTTTCATGGACGGTGATGGAAACAGAACCGACCCAGCCGACACAGAAAACTTTTGGAAGCGAACGGGTCAAGTCGCAGGCCAAGGCCTGTTAGGTTATGCTTTGATGGGTGTAGCCGTTTTTGGTGTTGCCAAATTTTCACCATTTTTTGTTGAAAGGGGCATGGAAGTTGTCGAAACCATGGTTGTAGGTACTTTTGAAATTGTGGGTTCTGCTATAACACAGGTCCGTGGAATCTTGAAAGCCCCGTTTATGAAGTCCGAAGAAGAGTTAGAACAATTCAATAAAAGTAGACGGATTAGGAGAAGTGGTTAAATGGCAAACGATATATTTGAAAAATTTACAGTAGGCGGACTTGGAAACGGTAATGGTCGAGGTGCATCTTTGATGTGTTTTAGCGGGCAAATTTTGCTGACAAATCCATCCGTTGCTGCCTCACAAGCGGGACAAACCCCTCCTCGGTGGCATGTTTCTCCAGACGGTGTAATTACCTCGACTAATGCAGATGCAGAAGCTTTAGTTATGACGCATGGTTCCGGAGTAGTAGAGCTTAGATTTATCGACCTCGATGGTACGGGAACTGATGCGGAAGGTTCAGTTGGACAACTAAGTTTTTACCTAGGTTCAACAACAGACCCCGATGACTATTTTACAGAAAACAATGCCACAACCAGGAGGTCTGTGGCGGATTCTGGACACGCACACGTAATCGGCGCTTGGGCGATTGGAGGGTTCGATATCGGCGGCACAACTTATGACGGAACGGTTAATGCGGCGGTAGACATGATAGCGCCTATGGGTCTAGATATAATGGATTCCAACAAAATAACATTTAATATCGGAGCACCGTATGAACAAGAAGGCGGTACACAAATTCCGATTCAGCATACGCCAACACTGCTAAAGTTTTCAGTAATTGTACTTACGGCATCCGATGGGATAATTTCAACAGACTTATGGAGGGGAAGACATCTTACAAAATCGGATTAATCCTAATTACATGGTGAAATACGATCTTAACAGATTGCAAACTAATACTGCAAGGATGCAACAAGCAATGCCGAGAGGCCCATCCTTGCCGGAATGGGCGAAAAGCAAACTGACCCAAGCCCGTTCTCACATAGCAAATGTAGCTAATTATCAACAATCTAAACTAGGTTACACGTTTGGGGCTACTTCAACTCAAACTGCAGCATTAGCAACATTGGCAGTCGGAATATTAGGAACTGTTGCACTTAATAAAGGTAGTAAAAACAAAAAATTAGGAAAAATTCTCCAGCAAGGCGGAGCCTTGACAGGAGTTGTAGTAGCATCTGTGGGAGGCAGTGTATTTTCATCTGGTCTAAACGACGCATCAGTTCCAAAAGGAGTGCTAGGGGCAATCTTAATCGCTGTGGGCGGCAACTTTGTCATGAAATCTGCTGGTAAGTGGTGATGGTACTTGACAACGCCTCCGCTTTTTGATTTAAGCAAGGCAACGGGCGTGTTCAACTCTATTCAGCCGAAAGCAGGTCGAGCAAGCAGTCCTAACGAAATAGCAAATCAAATCGGGCGAAAAACAGATCTTCTTATTCCAGATGCATTGGCGACTCCAAGCGAGTTTTCAGGGAAAATTAAAGACCTTATGGATTTTAGAGAATTAGATGAATACAAGACCGTAGGAAGCGACAATATCAAGCAAACAGTTACACTCTTCCCTACTAGTAATCCAAATGCTAGGCAAGCACCGATTAACCCACAAGCCATTGGAATGAACTTAGCAACTGGCGATCTACCTCTGACTGCAGGTAATATCGTCATCAATGAAGATGAGGAAATGCCCATCCCTGCGCCATTTTCGTTATATTATCCAACAGTGGCTTGGCCGTTTATGACTGATGAGGGAAAAAGATACACTGTTGTTGACCTTGGAAATGAACCAATATCTTTCCCAGGACAAGATTTCATAGGCTGGTTGATGGGAAGAAAATTAGACAGGGTTGCTGCACTACCAGGGTTTCGAGGTTGGGGTGATCCACTTTTGGGAGTGGGCGCAGTAGCGCCAGTTGCTATTGCAGCAATCCCCGTATTCATACTTGCCCCTTATTGGGGGCCTTCCCTAATTCGCACCGGCGTTAAGCTTGGTACAACAATTATGGCTAGTAGCTTGGAATTTGTAGCGGCTGTCGGAAGTGCAGCGAAAGACTTGACGAAAACTATCGTAAAGAGCTAGACTTCACCCAATAGATTCACTTCATAAATGGTTCCAACGGAACGGTGGAACGGGTTTCAATTAAACCCTATGCCTCTATGGGGTAATCATGGCGGACTCAAGTCAACACCAAGAGAAGAAAGGAGAACTCAGAAACTTGGCTAAAAAATACGGTGTCACAGAATACATGGGCACTGATAAATTGGCTGTCGTTGAAGCTATGACAGCGGTATGGGCGGAGGATTCAAAATCTTTATCGCCATTAGCGGCGAATTCCTCATGGCTGGACATTAGGGGTGAAATAGAAGATGTGATGGCGTCATTGTCATTAGAAAAAAACAGTAAAGAGCAATTGTTTCTTTTGGGCTCATCTTCGACAGGCCAAGTAAATTTTGAGGAAATCAAAATAGCTTACATCGATGGATGGAATACATTGATGGAGCAATATGCAAACACCATCAGTAGTTTAAGTCAACTTGAAATGCTGAATCTTGAGCGCGAAAGAGACCGTTTTTTGTCCCACCTACCACCGTTTGGCACCCAAGAAGAAAAATCCACTCACTCACTAGAAGCGGGAATTCATCTAAAAAATGTTGAAGGCATACTAAAAGGCATGACTAGCGATACCAAAATTAACTTTGGACGAAAAGAATTAGCAAAGCGTGAAACCACTAGATCGATGATTTTGAGCCAATCCAAAGCTGGGCAAAAATCGGGAACAATGCCGACGCACATACATAACCAAATAGAGAATTTGATTGGGCGCAACAACTCCTTATTTGACGGACAAATTAATTCACTTGAACTATTCAAGAACTCTCCAAATGAAATCTTCAATGAAATGGACCGTGTTCTAAGAAAGGCATCAACTCTCCTATCTACTCAAGAAGATAAGTTTGCATTGGCTGGAATCTCAACTACATTTGACCCAACTTACAAGAATTTCTCAAAAACACTTGGGCGAACTGGAAGAACTGGCGATGGAATACGTGTGGTTACTGTAGAAAACAGAATTATGCAGACTGTACCCAAGCACAGAGGGCAAGGAGTTCCTGTGCATGCGTACCCAGCATTTGTTTTTCCCGAAAATAACAATTTGGAGGAGCCCACAGTAATTCCTTCTGATAACAATAATATCGCTAAATTCATTAACCCAGCAGATGTTTATCGCAACGATTCAATGAGTACAAAGTTTGAACAATTTAGAAGAAACAAAGCATTGTTTGGAAAAGCAAACCCAAGCCCAATGGTGAATCACAAAACTGCAGGTACAAACTACAATATGTTGAAAGGTAGTAGTAGTAACTTAGGTGCCACAGGAGCATTAGGTCATCTTGCTTCTAGTAAGATTGTCCAAGTATCAATAGTAGCGGGACTCGCATATCTAGGGTCGCAAGCCGTGAAAGCGCATTACAAAAGCAAGTCGACTTCAAGTTATGCATCTATACAAGAACCATTTGTCGGTACCGGTAATGGGAACCAAGAAGGATTTCTAGGTTGAAGGGGGCTCCGACGATGGAATTTGACAACCCAAGTAAATATCCAACCTTGAATGAGGTTCTTGACATTCTGGCGAAACTATCTAAGAAAGAACTTGAGGAATTGTCAGACTATCGAAACGTGCCGATGTTGACTAGGGTTCAATTGATACAATTCTTAAATGAGTGGGTGAATGACGATCTAGGTTTGAATGATTACTTATCCAACATTCCCCAAGGCTACCCAATTGATAGGGCGCTGATGATGGGAGACCTACTAGTGTTTATGATGCTGGGCGGAGATAAGAATGAATATGTCCGTAAGCAACCAACAATGCTTACTGGTGGCGTACCAATGCCTCAAGAAAACAGATGGAATTCATTTTTGAGTAAGATGCTGAAAAAAATGCCTGAAACAAAATCCTTGAAAGACATGGTAGGAGTTCACGCAATGATTCTCAATATGCTACCTCAAGTCAATTACAACAGGTACAACTTTACACAAATCTTTGCAGACGATCCATCATTAGTTGAACAGATTTTGGGTGAAAAAGTGTCCATGACTCCGGCAGACTTTGAAACCTTGACGAATCTCCGTTCAATAGTAAAAAGGGGTGCAATAGAGCAACTAAAACTTGCATTGACTACATCAACCACCGGATTACGCAAAATGGCGAAATCTAAAGACATTGGTTCAGTTCTCTTAGAGGCGTTCCAAATAGCCCAAAGAGCCGTTAGCTTTTTCGAAAGAGGGGATTTTGGAAAAGCGGTGGAGAATCTTCAAGAATTGCAAGAGGAATATGAGCTAGGTACTGGCGCGTTTGCAAACAATGTCAATAACATATTCATCGGAACTGCCTCAGCAATTGCTGGCGCAGGTGGCGTAAAAGGCACCCCTACTCCTATAATGATATCTTTAGACACGAGGTTCATCGCTGAAAGCATTCAAAGTATGTCTGATGCAGCAAGAGCTGTGCAAAGGACTGCAAGCCGTAACGGGTTTGGGTACACTCTTAGCAAAGAGAAAAATTTAACGGTCTTTAATTTGAAACCGAAATCAAAAAGCGGTTCAGGTACAAGCGGCCTCAAAACATTTGTAACTTACAATTCCAACTCGAAAAAGGCCGATTCACTCTTTACAACAACAGATTGGCTTGCATTGTTTGGTGCGGCCTGGTACGGGGGCAATAATCAATTTGCAACAGGCGAGGTTTTGAGTAATAACAACATAAAAACAGGACTAACTACGGCATTCGCAAAAAATGATAAGCCAGTATTAAAATTCTTAGTCCACGGGATAATGTCAAACGGCATTCAAAATCTGCTACCTATTGGTTTATTGACAGTTTCTATAACTAAACCAACTAAGGAATATGGGGTAAAAGACGAACATTTTGCAATGCTGCAGGTTGATGTCGATTTGATTTACGAATCATACACTGATACCGACCAAGAAATAGAAAAAGACATAGCCGTAATTGATTCAGAAGATGAAGATGTAAGCGGAGAATTTGAATTGCAAGACATGGACTTATCTGCTCGCAGAAGGGCATCCAAAAAACCGTCTAAAAAAAAAGTCTCCCTAGGTCAAATGGTGGGTATTGATTTGTTGCCATCAAGTCATGTGAGGTTGTCAACGGCAGTAGACAAAGCAGACTGGTACAAAAACAAAGCAAAACAGGACGAGACAGGCCTGCTAAGAGAACTTTGGAATGACTATGCAAGAGGTTATCCAATAAAGAGGCAAAGAAAAGGGCGAAAGCCTGTATGGGTTTGGCGTGGAAAAGAATATTCAAGTGAGAAAGAAGCGATTGCAGACTTAAAGAAAAAAGGCACATGGGCGGATATGAAAAAAGGTAAAGCGAACATGCGTATGATCTATGCCAAAAGAAAAGACAACAACGAACTGGTTCCATTTAGATTGGTAATCCCAAAAATCATACTTCGAAAACGTGGTGAAGATTTGTTACCTAAGAAAGGTAGCAGTAAAGAGTCTATTGAATTGTTACTGAAAGAAATTGAGAATGATTTCGGAAAAATTGTTTACAAAAGAAAGCAACCAGGTGGAGGGTATGCGGTTTATCCTTCACAGCGGAAAAAGGGAGACAAAAATATCGGTCCTAGAACCTCGGTGGACCACGGGATGCACCACCTTTACGAAACTAAAGGATTTGAAGCTGGCAGTGAATATTCAACCAACGCCCACCCTTCAAGAGTAAAAAACGATGGACAAATCATTTACCAAGCAATCACTCCAACTGGAACATCTGTTGAAATGGAGGTATCGTCTTGAAAACTATAAAAATAGAATACATAAATGGTGAAAACCGCCGAGATACAATGAGGAGGATTCAAAGAATTTTGACAGAGGAGGGTAAAGCACTAGGGCTGAATTCAGCTTCTTATTCAAAAGACATTAGCGTTCTTGTTAATGAATTGATTCAAAGCAGACAAGACCAACACATTACAATCAGAGAAGGGAGGAATGCTGGAAGATTTACTAGGAGGTCTCCAGCGCCAACTATTCCCTTGGCCGTCAAAAGTCCAGTGAAAGAACTAGATAAGTACATTCAGGATTCTATTCCCGATGCTATGTATGGGAAAATGCTTAATTTGACTCCAAGGGAGGTAGCTTTGCAAGAATCATTGAAAACACAAGTAGGTTTGAGTTCAAAAATACGTGTGCCTCACATGGAACCAGAATCTAGGCTATTGGCAGCAAATATAGTCGGTTCATTGCCAACTGGGGGTCAAGGCATAGAAGAGGCAGCCAAGAAAAAACTATCTGCAACCGTGAAACAAGCACTTGGGGATTTAGGAATTGATGCGGAAGGTGAAAACAAAAAGCGTCTATTGGAAAGGTTGCAAGCAAAACCCTTCTTCAATGACCCGACTTTGATTGCTAACTTTTCTAACATGATTAGGGCGTACCATGATGTAAGAGAAAACAACCTACATTACATGCAATCAATCATGACAGGAATGTCCGCTGTAAAAGATGCCGAATTATTCACCAATTCTATGTTGCCGACACCAGACAATATTCTTAATGGGGCGACAGCATACTTGATTTACGATACCAAAGAAGCCTTGAATGTTCAAGATATTAGTTCATATATAGATGAATTTGTGAGAAATCTCCTAAACTATAAAGAAGACAGAAAGGTGCTAAAAGCAACAGAAAAACAACAACAAATCGGCAGATTCCTGGCAACATTTGATTTCAATAGGCGGGAAGCCGCTAAAGCATTGGAAAATGCTGCGCTAAAGGCTATCAAGACGGGCGGAGATTTCATAGACTCATATAATGAAGCAATTAAGACACCTGCTAGTGGTGCTAATTTTGATGGCAAAGAACTAGAACAAATTTTTACCCGAATGACAACAACGATGAAATACACAGAAAGAATTGACCCCGATAGAAATATATTCGAAATAGATGATGGAGTGTTGACACCCATTCCTGGTACTGAGGGAAAAAGGAATAATCAGGACATATTGGTTGAATACTTGGTTAAAAACGGCCTAGCGTATCCAATTATCCCGACAGCCAAAAGAGTAGACAAGAGCCTTTTCCTACTGATTCCTATTCAACTGCCAGCTTTTGAAATCAAGCCGATTGGTTGGGATCGAAGATGGATGATAGCAACTATGAAAATAGTCGATGAATATTGGGATATGATATATGGGAAAAATAGGCAAGTAATCCTATCAGATTTATTGTATCTTATATCTGCACGTGCAAAAGAACTTTTCAATTACGACATTGATGTAGTTCAAATGACTATTCTTGCACTACTATTGACCGACCAGCGAACAGCCAGTAGAAGAGCCCGTTCAATCTTGCCTTACACAGAGGGGGGAAAAACACCTTTGAGGAGTTTAAAGACATTGATTCGAGATAGTACAACAGAAGAAATGAAAAGGAGTGTTGGTGAAAAACCCCAAATAGCAAACCTTATGCTTGAACTAAAAAAGACAAAACTAGAACAAAGCCAAGCAGAAGAAGAAATCAAAAAGAATGGGGGTGAATTCCTGAATGCTACAAATATATTAGTAAGTATATTATCTCGCATGTTGGACGATGTTGCTCAAAGTAATTTTGGCAATGAAGAAGAAAAGGAAATCAATGGTGCCACTAAAAAGATGGAAGACCACGCATCGGATTTCAAAGGGCAGATTGAACAACTAAGTAAAACCCTAGTCGAGAACGTGGCTGATGATTCATTCCGATTTGGAGAACCAGGCAAAACGAACGATGTTGAAAAATATTATTTACAAATTTTGGAAGCAGTCGAAAATTACAAAGATTTGACGGGGGTACAGCCCGTCAAAGATGAGGTTTATGATGCTTTGATGATAGATGATAACTTATTTGGCCTTGATTTTGATACAGTGAAGGAAATTGCTTCGTACAAGGAAGTCGACCTTCAAGATAAAGATAAAAAAGATAAAGAGAAAGACGATTTGTTAAAAGACCTTCAAATAAAAAGACTTGGGGGTATGCGAAGATTACTTAGAAATCCCCCATCTGGTAAAGTAGGTCATATTACTGCAGAAGTAGTATTGGGTGTTAATATCCTAAAAGATATCATGGCTGTTGGCCGAGACTTGATTGGTGGCCGATCTAAAACGATAGAGAAAAAGGTTGCACAGTGTCAAAAACTGCTGATGGAAGAACTTAGAAAGAAAGCAGAAGCATTGGGCGGCAACACTCTAAAGAATATTAGAATAGAACCTTTCACATACGGCCAAGGCAACTCAATAATTGTTTTACTTGGTAACGCAGAAGTTTGGAATGAATCTGGAGGAAAAAAGAAAAACCCTCCAAAAAGCAACCCAATGGAAGAAGGCAGAACTGACTCCTATGATTCTTACACCTTAGCGAAAAGTGCCGCTGTCGCATTAGCTAACAAAGAGGGCGAAACAGTTTACCTGTGGCGTGAGGGCGAGAAAGTATTAGTTAGCATTTTCTTCCCAGGGCACATCGTTCCAAACAATGTCAGCGAAATTAATCCGAACCCAGCAGGGGTGATTAAGAATAATCCTTCAAAAGAGCGTAAATACAAAGGCGTGATAATCAAGAAAGTCGAGAACGGGTGGAATGTAGAAGCCTATGACAAAACACTGCCAACATTAGATAAAGCAAGAAAATTTATTTCATCTAAGGTAAAAGGTAGCGCAAAACCTAACCAAAGGTGTATCCGTATAATTTCTGGTATCCAATGCAAAGGAACAGTTGTTAAAATGAACAAAGGCCCACACTACCGATGTAAAGGCTGTGGGGCTAAATACAAGGCGGTGTAAGCAATGCCAAAGAAGCGTTCAACCTGGCAATTAACAATCCATGAAGATGAAGATGATATTGTTGAAGTACATTTGACAGGGCCTTCAAACAAAGTAAACGACTTGAATATGTTTGAAGTTTTGTGCAGGGGATTGAGAGCTTGGGATAGCGATGTGAAGAACTTTCAAGATGGCAAAGCGCCAAAGACGATTACTAGAAAGTGGATGATGCCTTTGACAAAAATCAAAGCAAAGTTGAACCCAATCAAAGGAAAGAAATCAAAGTCTAAGAAAATCACAACACAAGAAGAAAAAGACTTCGACCACGCCATAAAATTGTACAAAGAATTCAACGGTGTAGATCCAAAGGAAATGATTACACAAGAGGTTTGGCTTCCAGATGATTCAGGAGGGCCACATTCCATGTTAGTAGCCATTGGAGAGGGAACTTGCCCGTTCATTGGCTACACGTCCGGTAAAACAAATAAAAAGGGCGAAATGGACACATACATTCACCACTTTGGCGAGGACGATGACGGAAACATCACAAAAGAACGCCCAAGATTATACGTGACAGTACCGCCCCCAGGGTATAAGCCAGTTCTCATGTTGATTGGCGGGGATTGGGATATTGAAGATCGAACTGCGGATAGCATGACGCTAAAGTGGTTAGTACATTGAGGTGATAAAATGGGTTCAAGAATAACAATATATCATGTGAAGAAAAACGACTACAAAAGAAATATCAGTTCGATGGGCGAGGAAAAGTTAGAGGAAGTTCTTGACAACAGCAAGCTCGCTTTGAAACTTGACCGCAAGGATTTATCCGCAAAATTAGCAAAATATCTTGGATTGGACGCTGGTAATGGTATGAAGGTGTCAATTAGAATGGGAGAAAATCTGAAAGAAGATATCCATACAAATTTCTCCGAGTTCGTAGCCGCAAGCAAGCCCGTTCAAAAAATGAAGATGGCAGATGTTCACACTTTAACGGGCATGGGGTTGATGATTGAAGCATTCAGTTTGAAACCGACCAGCAAACTGTATGGTGGCTATTTCGTTATTTATGCATGAGGTGATAAAATGGGAAGATTTGATATTATAAGTGAGTCAAAAGAATTATACTCGACAATGAAGGAAACTGCCGAAGAATCAGTATATGGCCCGATTGGTATATTTGCCAACCCGTTGCGTTTTCTATTCTACGCATCTGTGTTAGGAGCTTCGCAACTACTGGTTTTCCAAGTAGTGAACGGGGCAATCAATAGGACCATGGATAAGTAGGCGAAAAGATATTGTCCAAGGTGAATTATAATGGCAGACCCAACCGACTCGGAACTAATTGAATCGGCTAAGGAGAAATTACAGAAGTCTGCAAAAATGCACCTATCGTCCTTGGATGAAATTATATTTTGTAAATTAGAAGATATAGCAGACGAAGATTACATGGCGGGTGTCAAAGGAAAACCATATTTCATAGTACAAGAATATCTAATGGCTATAAACATTGGAGAGGAAGCAACAAATGAAAGTGTCGCATATCAAAGACTAAATGCTGTAAAAAATGATTTGGTGAATAGCAAAAAGGGAGAAATAGTTTTTCCAACTTCGGATAGAATTACTGTGGGGCACTATTTATTCTCATATAGGGCACTTAGAAATCCTTTGATGAATGATAACACCCAAATTACAGATAATCTCGACAGAGATGTTGCGTTTGGTTTGCTAACGGATGATGAATATAAATATGTTGAAGAGGAACTAGGGGGTATAGACCAGATATATATTTCCCAAGAAGGGGATATTAGGCTTCAACGATTTAAAGTAGGGGAAAATGAAGTAACCATCTTCCCTGCCATAGAAGAAAAAGAAAATGAATTACGATACTTCAGCCCTAAAGTATGGGGTGACGAACCTACGCCATCTTTTCTAAAAGGAAAGGAAAACAAGGCATTGATTGAAAGATTCAAGTTGATGAAGGATTTACAGCCAAAGGACAAAGAAGCAGACAATAATAAAGTCATATCAAAAGAATCCGGAATGTCACCCATCACCAAATACTATATGATGCGTTATTTGGGTTTTTACCTTTCTGCAAGCAAAATAACAGACGACGCTCTCCCCAAACTACGGGACAACAAGCTAGTACTTGACCGAATCAATATCTCTAGGCAAGATGATTTTGACATTGAAACAGAATTAAGGAAAATACTTGAGGGGGATTTAGGCGACGAAAAAATAGACAACAAATTCCCATTTGACAGGTTGAGGACAATTTACAGATATCCCGATGATTGGGTTGAGGAAGCCCTAACTCAAGATATTGAAGATATCGAGGAACCCAATCCCTGGGATTTAGATGTGAAATACGGAATGTTGCAAAAGTTCTTCACTATTTTACCCACAAACCAAAAAACCAAATTCTACGATTCTGTTGAAGAACAAATTTATTCTAAAATGCCAACCAAAAAGATTTCTTTGACGCACAAACCAAATGACATGAAAATGGTTAAGGAGTCCGATGAAATAACGATTCCTTTCCTAAATGGTAGTTTTGCAGTAGCCGAATCAATGAAAGTATTTGCAGAAAGCGATCCATCCGACTCTAAAAAGGACCGACTAAAATTGAGAACTAACTTGGGAGACAAAAATTCACAACAACTGATAACCGATGGGACTTTAGTAAATATTCCTGGCTGGGTGATTTTATATTCAGAAACAAACCGCAAGAAGTCATTTTTGGAAGCAGTGCTAAACATTAAATTTTCCCAAATTTTCTCGGTTATAGGTTCTGTCAGTAGCAGATTTCTTCACCTCAGCGAAGGACTCAATCATGTCCTCGACATGATTCTATACATTAGAAATAATGAAGAAACCCTACCGATTAAAGAAAGCGATTTGTATGATGTTCTCAACACTGAATACGAAGCGTTTGTAAGCACAGTGGGTGACACTGTATCGACAACAATTATTGATGATGGCGCATATACGACAGTGAACTTAGACAGAAAAAAACTAATCGAAGGAATCACCAAGCCTGATTTGTTGAAAAAATTTGAATGGTTCACAAGAAGTGCAGCAGTTATGCCCCCCGAACCCGAATACAACACAGAAAAAGACCAATCTATTGAGGGTGTAGTGGAGTCAGTTGAAGCTATTATGGCTTACACCGATAGCACAGGGTTACAACAAAATCAATTGACTCGGCACAACGCACGAGCTTTCAATGCTTTAGGGCATGTGGTGGAAGAAATGATGATTAATTCAGCGAAGCGAGCAGTGAGTACCGTTGAAGATACGGCACTAACTTCTGATTTCGATAGAGTTGTTATGTCTTTGATTGGTACAAATAAAAATCCAGGCATGGCAGTTTTCCATAGCATAGTACACTATCAATATCTATTTGCTATTGTGACTAATCCTATTTCAAGATGGGAGTCAATTGATAAAGACATATTTCAGCAAGGCGCAATGCTTTCATTGGAGTCATTCTTGACAGAGCCAGCAAAGAAAACCTTACTTTATCTATTGAATGAAAAAGGTTTCATCGACATTGGCGATTTTAGCGATACATCGCCTAAGTTTTTCAAAGTTCCAGTTGCTCCTTCTGTTAATGTAGCTAATTTTACAGGTTTGATGAATGGCTTTTCTTTGATTATGATATCATATTACAGACTCATGTTCGCTCAAATTAGAAACCGTTTGGTATTCGAAAGAAAGACCCAAACTAAAGGAAAGGTCTCGAAAGAGACAGCAGATTTGAGTAAGTATTGGCGAGACATGATTGCTGATGCAGAAAGAAACACGCCTTCACCAGCCTTATTCGGGCTAGTATTGAGATGGTTCGGCCAAACAGGAACAGTTCTTGAAATTCCAACGTGGATGCCCGTTTCGCCTGCAGAAATGAAATCCGATGCTAAAATGAATAAGAACGATGTATTAAATTATCTAAAGTGGTCTTATTCCAACAACGCAGTAGATCTTGAAGCGTTTTCAGAAGTAGCGGCAGCTTACCATGCTGCCAAAGCAATGTCTTACCTTGAAACGGCTAAAGACATAGCATCCGGATACGCAGATATGGTGGAACGCTTCGTAGAGGCTGTACATGAAGATATGGGTCATGCATTCTTATTCTCGATTTTAACCAATAGAAACTGTCCAGACCCAACAAAAGAGTCGCCAGAAGCAGAAAAAGTGATTAGAATTTCAAACATAGAGGCGATTCAAGTACGAAAAGAACAAGAACGAACAAAAAGTGAAAGTGAAAGTGAACCTAAAAGTGGAGGTGGTGGAACAACCGGACTAAATGAGGCTCCACCCCCACCGCCAGCCACAAGTCCTCCAAGCGTACAAAAAAATACACTGAAATTTCCTAGCGCAAAAGACCTAATTATTCGATTAGAAGGTTTCTTTAACAATATTGGGACTGACCAAAATGAAATTGTAAAAAATATTAGTGAAGCTAGGGGCGCAGGTCAAATAATACACTCAACAGCAACCAAACTATCCCAAGAAATAGAATCGGTTGATGGCCCTCAATTTGCAATACATGATGTTGCACCAAACAGACCGTTGAGTAAGGAAGCCGCGAAAAATGCTGCGAAGCGTGCATTGATTTTATTCGAAGCATTTGTTCCTCCAGAATCTGGAACTCCACCAGGCGAAAAGGAAATTATTGACCAATTGGTGCAAACAAACTGGCAAAATGCGTTCACAGGTTTCGATACTTTTGGCTTTAATGGATTCGAGGAAATTGGTGGCATAACTGCAATGGATGTGTTGCAAACATTAGCGGGGGTAACTTCTTGATACCTCCAATGAATGCTGTAGCGGCTCACATACTAAAAGAGCAATACATCAAAAAAATTCCTGATTTAACAGAGGAGCAATTCTCAAAATATGCAAGGAATTTGGTAATGCGTAAGGGTGTTGAAGGGCCATTACTTACAAAATCAATACGCAGTTGGGTTGCTAAACTAGTCGGCAAGGGTGGATTGGGAGGCCAAATACTGCCGATTGGAGTTGAGATAGAAGGAAAAGCAGCAAAAGAAATCAATGCTGACGGCCAAAAGCCAATTATCATCGACAGAGATTATCCAGGCGCAACTTTAGAACAGGCGGCAAATGCTTTCCAAGCCCAAGCGATTCTATTGTATCGTGCAGAAAAGCGAGGTTCAACGATTGGCCCTGACTTATCTGCGTTGATTGAGCCACGCCCAATAACTTCAATCAATGCAGAACGAGAAGGTTCTAATGAGGAATTCGTGAATAGGCAACAAAAAATGAGGGAGGCGTATGCTAATTCTGTATTTCCTTCGATTGATGCTTTGATTCCTAACACAAAGAAGGTTATTTTCGATTCCTCTAGGGGCAGACATGAAACACTTGCTCCAGCAATGAGCATCGGGCTTAACAATCACACAACTGGTCTTTGTTTTGAAACTGTAAAAGCAAACGAAGCAACTGAATTAGTTTGCCTACGTGCGATTGGCCTGACTTCAAAGAAAGCAATCGATGGCAGTTTAAGGCTATCAAAAAGGATTGAAAAAGAAATGAAAGTGTTGACATTAGTATGCTCATGGGGTTCTACTGCTGCTATTTTCATAGGAGGCGGACCTTTAGGTTTGGTATCCAGAAATGATGCTTATGACTTCTTAGGCAGCATTGGTAAACCATCTGGTTCTCAAGCAGTAAACAGTAAAGTACCATACCGTGACATTGACTTGCCACTGTACGAATTGAAAATAAGTAAAGAGTCATTTACGACAAGATCTAATGATGTTATGCTATTGCCTCTTAGCTTGGACATTGCACCTGCAAGGGCAAAAACAGCATCAAACAGACCGTTTGAAGGTTCACATGATTTAGCTCCTTCCTCAATGCAAAGTGGCAGAGTATTACTTCCTGTATATGATGCCGAATCTTTTGATACTGATTACGACGACCACCCTCAAGTAGTTCAATATCGAAAAGGCACTTATATTCCAGGAGTAATCGATTTCTTATCAAGTGTAAACTTAGCAAAGGACACCAAATATCAACCAGCAGAAATGAATCCTATGAAAACAAAATGGATTGAAATGAGGAAAGAAACATCTGCAGTTAAAGAAGGCACAGTTGATGATTTGATTAACGCACTTGAAGTGTTCTCTATTCCGTTTGGCTATGAGTGTATATTAAGTTACAATCGAGGCGAATGTTATCTTGCCGTCAATGGAGAAAATGCAATAACAAATATCCAACAAACAAGAGAATTCGCTGCTTATTGTGAATCTATGGGGATAAAAGAAATTATTGCTAAAGGTGTTTTGACTCCAAGAGACAATCAAGACTTTGAATTAGTTGATTATATTGTAGATATGGATGAAATACCTACTAATGAAGAGGATTCAATTGCAATCTTTTCTAAACTTGAAGTTAGGGTATATGGTGCATTAGACGGTAAAGACTTCAATTTATTGCGCCCACTTGCCCTTTCAACAGTTAAGTCTTGCAGAAGCCAGTCAGCTAAATTTGTAGAGTTGTCTAACAGAAACTCTGATTTGTATTACTCAGAAATGATTAGCGATGAATTGGAATCCGGGTACGCAAACAAGCTTCTTATGACATTCGAAAATGCATCACCTTTGCATCTATACGGTGATATGCAGGTAGATGCAACAATTATTGCGTTTGACATCGAGGGCAAAAATCCTCAAAACAATTTGGTAGGAAACGTGGCTCTAGCTCTAATCTCAAAAGAGAGTGTAAAAATTGATGGTAAATCAAAAACAGTGGAGGCGTTTGTACCTATTGGAACTACCAACGCATTTAGAGGATTCACTACAGAAGCAAAAAGAAGGATGCTCGACTACCTGATGGACCATGCTTTACAACCAGGGTACAAAGATGGCTACTTGCTAATAGATCCAGTTAAGGCACAATTAACATTGAATGTTTCTTTCAAAGGTTTTGCTAAACAAGAAAGCCAACCAATCTATGAACATTATACGGAGATGAGGAAGTTCAAAGGCGACAGCCTACCGAAACCAGCCTTCTATGAGAAGGGAATTGGAAGGGTAGAGCCTACAGAACTCAAATACGAGCGCATAAAAATACCAACATTTACAGATGCGGTTCCGGTTAGGACATATTTACGTGAAGTGGGTAAGAAAAAACTACCTATGCTAAAGAATCCAGTGATTACTTCGTTAGGGACCACAATCGATGGCCTTGACGATATGTTTGAGAAAAGCAAAGTTAGATACTCGGTCAAAGAATCGTTTTCACTTCAAGTTCCACTTTCACAATTGAAGAAAAACGGACCAGAACCGCCAACAAAAGAATTAGATTTACCAGGGTCGATGTCAGTTTCTGATTTGCTGAACCTATCTTTGAATCCTCCATCAACTTGCCCAATGGCTACTCAAAATCTTGAAGTAAATACCAAAAACAGAGATGCCGCAGTAAAAGCACCACACATTCAATATGGTCCGCTTAATCTTAGTGATGAAGATTATTGGGTCCGATATGGAGAAAGGTGGAACACTGATGCACAAGTCGCTAAAAACTCGAATTGTAGCAATTGCATTGCCTTCGATATCAGTCCAAGAATGAAAGATTGCATGCCAGGAAAAACATCTGACAAAGAAGGGCAATTGGGTTACTGTTGGATGCACCACTTCAAATGCCATTCCGCTAGAACCTGTTACACATGGGCATCTGGTGGTCCTATAGACCTAGATTCGGTTTCATTAGATTGGCAGAAGAGGTCTGAATCAGCTTTCAAATCAAATCCTCCTACGGATAACTGGACTGCCCACCGCCAAAAGGTGCCATGGGAGTTCGACCAAGATGCATTTGATGGAACGGCATTCAGGACATTCCAAATGGACGACCCCGAAGATCGTAGGAAAGCTATTCACATGGATGGTTGGAGAAGGAGATTTGACAAATACAAAGGCGTTCAAGCGATAGCAGGTAAATTATCTTCAACAGGCAAATGGCACATTCAAAGTATTAGGGTTCCGAAGAAATACAACCTTAGACGAAACCGTAAAGAAATGAAATTGGACAAACAACAACCGCCCCAGTGGTATGTGGAATTAAGGCCTAACACAAAGCCGTTTGGAACTAAAAATAATCCAATCATTCCACACGACTACATCAAAGCCATGGACAGGGGTTGGACTGGTTATCCTCATTGGATGATAAAGAGAAATCCAGCACCTGATGTTTTAGATAATGCATACTATCACGGAACTACGCTTTCAAAAGCGAGGGAGATATTCGCCTCAAGATGGTTCAACTTCAAGGAAGATTACCCAACTTTTACGGATTCCTTGGATGTAGCTATAAGATTTGGCGTAGTCAAATGGCTTGGAAATAAAAATCCAGCAGACCCAATCGTAATCCTACAACTCGATTCAGAAGCAGCAGACAAAACGCTGAAACGATTAGAACGCATACCGGATTACTTCTCCGTTGATGGGCATTACTATGCGGTGATGGACCCGATACCGTCTTACTTCTTGCGCCCAGTGCAATACACGGAAGAACAATTCCATGAGGATTATGAAAAAATGAAAATGAAACATAAACATTCTCACGCTTGGGGGCAAAAGCGTTTCCCTGTCCCATCGAGCGACCAATACGCATCATTGAATGCCAATTGGGACGGAAACTACATCAGTAGTTGGCTTGATGACCCTTACAACAACTGGTGGAATTTTAGAGAACAAAAAGAACACGCTCCGTTCTACGCTGACAAAAAGAACCCAATGGCACCGGGCTACCAATCATACGGTTGGACTACCCAAGACTGGCGTTCAATCAAAGTCAACAACAAGGGCGAAATTGATTATTCGCAGAAATGCGGTGCAGAAGGGACACAAACAGCAAGTGGCAAGCCCCGCCTTTGCCTCCCTGCTCCAGTGGTGAAGGCTTTGATGAGGACAGACTCAGGAAAGCAAGTAATCCGTGAACAGGCTCGCAAAAAAGTACGTGCTAAGAAGGGCGAGCGAATACCGTGGCATCCGAGAATCAAGAAACTGTGGAAGAAACTTGAAGAAAAAACACCTGCGGATAAAAGGAATCCAGTTTTGCCGAAGAAGAAGCATGGGAACTTCCCGCCCGCAGTGTTTCAATTCGACCCAGGGGTGACGGAAGGAGCTGAATGGTATACAGATGAAGAAGGATTACATGAAGAATTATCATCACTTAGGAAAAACCATGATGAATATGTAAAACAGTACATGCGGAAGAATTTCAGTCAAAGGTGGAGTTGGGAAACTGAATATACTGGAAAAAGGCGTGAAGAAGAAAAAAAGATTCTTGAAAAAGCAAAAACAGTCGCAGACAAACACTTCCATGATAAGATGTGTACTAAGGGGGAAGACGGGAAGCCTTGTGAGTTTTGGCATGGTGGAATGAAAGCACCCTCGGTAGGGGAGCCGATGGCGTGGCATGAAAGGGAAAGAAAACCCACTCCTTGTACAGTCGGTTCCTACAAACTATGTATTAGTGGTTGCCTATTCTGCTACAAAGAGCAAGGTAGTACAATATCAAACCCTCCAGGTATTCCAAAGAAAGGTTCTGAATTGACGACAGAGAAGAAGCGTGAGATCCGTAAGAGATGGCTCGAACTTGTTAACATGACAAAACATGAGCTACAAACCTTCTATGATTCTGAATGGGGCAACAAAAGAGCAGGGTTGAGTAGAGATGAGGCTAAAGAAGCAGGGATCTCATCTGGTAGAGATTCAGCTTTAGCAATCTTGAAAATGAAAGAGACTCCTGTTAAAGAATGGTCTAAGCGTAAATCAAAAGACAGAGGCAGAGACATAATGCTGGACTTTTGGCAATGGGCTCAAAAGCAAATCAACTTCAATACACGCCATAGAGGAATGCAGGGTGCTTACTTAGACGACAGAGGCCGACCAAAGCGTAAGCTGTTAGGTCTATGGATATGGGGGCATGACCCTTGGAGATATGCACTTCAAGTGACGGGCGAAAAGATGGGCGAGTGTCCTAATGTTGCATGGGTTGGTCGTAAAGAGAAAGAGAAGTATGGCGTTAGGCCGATGATAAATCCTCCAACAATCCCTTCTACTGCTTTCAAACTGATTCCTTCAGCAAAACCAGAACTTACCTACGCAGAGGGATATGCGCCTCAAAGAATAGTGGAGCGAGGGTGGTGGATGTATGATGCTCCTTGTGGTGAATACAGTCCTCCTGGATGGTTAAACATTAATCTCGCATATGACCCTAAAGGAGAATTTAACGCAGGGCAGTTTTGCTCAAACATCAGTCCAGACTGGATAATTTGGGACAACCCACCAAAGTTCACACCTTTGTATGGTGACATTCTAACAATAAGTGGTCCATCGGGTTCGGGCAAATCAACTATGGCTCAAGCGTTAGCTAAGAAACTGAAAGGGCAAATCATACCATCTTACATGACACGTGAGAAGCGCCCTAAAGAGAAAGAAGGAATTGATGGCGTGTTTATCACTAAAGATAAGTTCGAGGAAATGATTGAGAACGGGGAGTTTACTGCAGGTGAAGTGAATCTATGGGTCAAACAAAAGAATGGAGAATACTATGGCCGCAGAGCATCAGACTTTGCAATTTCAAAACCAGTAATTATTGATGCGAACTTCGAGGGTATAAGAAGAATGCGTGCTGCATTCCCCAATAAGACATACAGCGTATTCATCAGAACAGGAATGGGTGAAGATAGAAGAAAGCAACTTCTAACTGCTAGAGGCGTTCATACTGAGGAAGAGATAGAAAGCAGGGTGAAGGCCGGAACAGGTATGCTATCCACATTCCAGAACATGAACTTCGATTTCATAGCAGCCAACAAGAGGGGGGAATTACCTAAGAATGTGAAAATGATTGCCTCTGAATTCAAGAAGTGGAGGAATAGACCGATGGCGAATCCTCCAGCGCACCACGACAAAACTTCCATTGTCCGAAGATTTGTGAAAGACTTAGATCCATCTATTGAATTCACCGCAAAATCACTTGAAGGTCGATTGAAGAATGCTGGATACCGTATGCATCCGAATGCTCGGCAGATTGGGAGAATACTCAGTATCATGAAAAAAGAGGGCTTGATAGTTCAAACCAAATTTAGCGGGTCTGTAACATATCGGAATTCCGAAAGCAATTACGCCATGGAAAATCCCCCAAGTGTGTCTCCCGAAGACTATGTGCAGTTTTATAGGAATATTCCTGTCTTTGAGGGCGATGGCGCACTGGATATGGGTATTCAAACTGATAAAGGTAAAACCAAATATCACAATCAATGGCTAGATGGTGTATTCTCTGATATGCCAGATAAGGCAGAAGCATGGAAAAAGCAATCATTCAGTAAAGAAATAGCTTTGAGAACTGTTATTGACGAAGACGGAACTGTGCATGAGGGATTCCTGGACAAGTATGCTGATGATAATAGGCCATATACAGTATCTTTGAAAGTTGATGGTGACAGCTCTTTGATTCACTTTAATGGAAATGAATCGGTTGTATGGAATAAGCGAGGCCGGTGGAGAAGAAATTTCCACATTACGGATGAAATGACTGATTATCTGCAATCACAGGGGATTGATTCAGCACAGATATTGGGTGAATTGTATGCTGTTGATGAAGGAGGGGCAACATTATCGTTGAAAGAGATTAGCAGTATAATTGTAGCTCCGAAAACAATGGAGAGACAGAAACAAATCCGCTTTGCTGCCTTCGACATTCTAGAACTAAACGGTAGGGATTACATCGACACGCCTTATGGGGAAAGAATGGAGGCACTGGACAACCTGTTTGCTGGTGAAGACTTGCCATCAATCATGAGCGTTCCAATGTTGAAGAGTGATGGGGGAGTGAAGGAAGTCCTTGAATTGTGGGAGGAAAGTATGAGTGAGCCAAACTTTGAGGGCTTGGTTCTAAGATTTGATGGCGATAACAAATCAATCAAAATCAAGATGAAAGGCACAGCAGACTTAGCCATCATAGGCTACTATCACGGAAAAGAGGGCGGCAACAAAGAATCTATTGTTGGTGGAGGCGCTTTAGCTTGGATGCTTCCTAATGGTGATTTCATTTATGCGGGTAAATCAGTCATTGGTTCAACAGACAAAGAGAAAGGCGAGTTACTTGAACTATTGAGCAAAGACCAAATCGATGCCCCTAACATGAAGCTTGGCGGTAGGGTAGTTTCTAACTCAGTAAGAGAAACCCATGATGTGAGGGGCAAAGGAATGCTAAAGATGGTAAAGCCAAAGTATGTCGGGGAGTTCCTTTATCGTAATATCAACTTCAAAGATTGCCCCGTATTCAGATTGAAAGGTAAGAAGTTGTTGTATGTAGGAACAGTTAGGGCACCAGTATTACAACAACCATCTTTCAAGAAATGGCGTGAAGATAAATCAATCAACGCTCAAGATCTAAGAATAGAGCAAGTTCCACTTGAAGGAACAGGAAAGTGGGGTCAAATAAAACCTAATCCTCCTGGGGACCTTCCGGAAGATATAGAATATCCTGGGGGTCATGGGCAATATTTGACGGATTCAATAACTATTGGGGCTTTGATAGAACAGATAGGCGCTGATGGCAAAAAGCGAAGAAATCTAAACTCAAGAGGATTCTATCAAGAGCATGTAAATCCAAAATGGCCTTTGGAGCACCCCGAACTAGCAGCACGTTTGATTGAGGCAGAGAAGAAAGGCTGGAAAATCCCGCAAGAATTAGCAAAACACTTGATACGGCCTAATCCTCCAAAGAATACAGGAGTCATGCTCCCTCCAATCATCGTGACAGGCACGATGTATGATTCAAAACTATTGAGGCAATATCCAAACTACGGTTTCATCTTTGGCGATAATGAAAAAAGAACAGGGAAGGGCGGTCAAGCGGTAATCCGTGATGAACCGAATGCCATAGGAGTGAGGACAAAGGCCAGTTCGAGAAAGTTCTGGAATGATAGTCATATGCAAAACTCCGTCAAGATGATGTCGGAGGACTTCTTGCGTGTATTCAATGGGGGATATGACGCAATAGTGATTCCTGTCGCTGGGATAGGCACAGGATTAGCCGAATTGAAAAAGCGTGCACCCCTCACTAACAGATGGCTTCAAACTGTTATGGAGCAATTAAATACAATAGCCAAGACTGAAAAAACGGGGGAATTGAAATGAATCACGAACCAAGGTCAAACCCCATCATGCGTTTGAAAAAGATGAAAAAGCCGAAAGGACGAAAACTTAGAGGCGAAGTTAATCCGATTGTTCGTAAAATGTTCCGTCGAGACCAGAATGGTGTTGTCGGTGCTATTGCTTATTCTAGTAAAAGAGAGGCGAAAAAACAATTCAATTCCAAAAGTTATGTATGGGAATTCGAGAATAAATATCCTGGAGAAATATTCGAATACCATTTAGAAAAGCAGGTCATTACCGGTGTTGTAAGGGGTAGCGATTGGAAAAAGATTAGACCAAGGCTGCACCCCTTAGATGGCAGCCCTTACACAACATCAGATATACAACAAGTGAGAGCTGCGGACGAAGCGCCGAAAAGTACCCTGATATCTTTACTGACTGACAAAGAGGTTGTTTCACACAATAACCCATACGACCCCGAAATCATAATCACTGCACCACATACATTCGATGACAAAAAAGAAGACGGCCACGATACTGATTGGTTATCCGAATCATTAGCAGATGAACTACACAGCACTCTTCACAATAGAGGAGTTCCTGTATTACTCCTAAAGGGCGAAATAGATCGTGATGACTTGGACTTAAACAGGCTTGAATCTGAAAATCACGAGTTCCACAAAACACTAGATGATACCTTGCCTCAAGCAGATATGTTATTCGATATACATTCTTACCCGCCTTACTATCCTGTATGGGCTGACTACGACATTGTATTATTTCATAATGGGCCATATCATACAGATGAAGACAACTTGGATACTCTTGAACTATTTGAGTACATACAAAAGAGAATTCCAGACGCTTCAATATACATTGAATTAGCTAATGAAACACAACACTTCATTCAAAACAAGGGGCTATCTTACGATTTGAGTTCTTTCTTGATTGAGATAAATGAAACTAGGACTGATTTAGTTGAGGACTTAGCAGAAGCTTTAGCAGATTTCGCATTGGGAGTTTCACCAAATCCACCGAGTTTATTGCCAGAAGGAGCAAGATATCACCAATTCACTATTTCGCTCCCCCTTTCGACTCCATTGAACAAAAAATTAGTATTTCCAGAGATAATGGAGTTAGAAATGATTGATAAAGGATTTACCCTGCGTAAAAAGACATTAGACAGGGTAACAGGTACTATTACAGATTTTCTTACATTTGGGTTGCCACCAGGTATGGACGAAAGACCAACTATCGGCCTTCAAAGGGGGAAAAAAGATGCTTTGTTGAGAAAAGCAGAACACCTTACGAATGATGAAGTTATCTTGATTCAAGACTTAATCACAGAGTCAGCGGAAAAACAACCCATCATGAATCCCTTTGAACCTGAGAAAGATGCAAGGAAAGAATTGAAAGACATAGGCGTTGAGGGTAACAAAGACATTGATAAGGTTGTAAAGTATATTCAAACTGGAAATGTATCGGCTTTTACGGGTTGGAACAACAATAGGAAAAAGAAAAACATTAACCATTTGACTGATGAACAGTATAAAAAAATAGTAGCTATGTTTGATTCAGGGCTGTCAGAAAATAGCACTGACAATGAAATCAAAGAGGCACTTAGGAAATACAATATAGATGAGCCCAAAAAGGGCAATAAACTAAATCGTAGCAAAGCACTACAAAAGTTTCACATCGTAGGGGATTTTTCCGAAGATGAAGATTTGGAAAAAGAATTGAAGTACAGGAACATCAATGTCTCTAAGAAAGGAGATAAGTTAGATCGAGAAAAGGCACTAGGGCAATTGGCTTCTAAAGCTCAAATAAAAGCAACAAAACTTACTGACTTTGTTGAAGCCAAAGCACAAAAGATGAAACTTTCAACAGATGTCACAAAGTCGATTATGGAAGCTATCATCCCCGGCGCATCAAAAACAATAGCGCCTGGTTCCCAAACTGATACAAGGGAAAGAAGAAAGATTGATGGTAAATTTATGACGAACAACGAGTTCAAAAATAAGTTCAAGCCGAAAAATAAACAGGATTGGAATAAATGGAATCAGGCTCAAAAGGAAAAGCCTACCAATCAAAAAGGTCAAGGTAATGCTAAAGAGGACGATTGGAGTAAAGAGTTTAAGCTAATTGATGGCTACAAAACCAGCAAAAGAGATTGGCGCAGTAAACAGGGCAGAGTGCCTAATTGGGACGAATGGAATAATGCACCTAAAGCCAATCCTCCAGTAGTAGCAATTCCTTCGGAGGGTAAATTCGTTATGGATGTGACAGATGAAGTAGTTAGAGATGCCACAATTTCTGTAATCAAAGGCAAACCCGAATTAGATGTGCAAGGAGTAGCCACTGGAGAAACCCTTGACAAAAAAATGGGCAATATCATCAGAATCAATATGTTTAGAAAATCAGCCGGCTTCAAACTAAGTAGGGGCGATGCAAACACAGATTATGTGATTTCTATTGAGACTGGTGGCAAGCACTTCTATGTTAAATCAAAAGTGAATATTGATGGTTTAGCAATCTTGAAACACTTCCCTACAAAGAAAAGCGAACCAAGACTAAGAGTTGAAACAAGGGGTATGTTACAGTTTGGAAATAAATCCGGCTTCATCAGAGTACGAGGCAAAACCCATGACCTATACGATTCAGTTAAAATTAGTCAATTGTTGTTGAATCCAACTAGATATGCTCAACAGTATTTGGACGACCATATACCAATTGAAGATTCAAAGATTCCAACATCTTACAAGAAGTACAAACTAGAGGGCCCTATTGGTTCAACCGAATTCTTTGAACAGATATCGGCAAAAATGCAAAACTTTGGTGAAGGCCAAGGTTGGGTAAAAGACGGCCACCTGTATTGGAGGAAGGGCAACAATGCAGATAACTACGTGAATGTTGATGGATTGATGATAGAAGGCGGTGAAGCTTGGATGCACACCCACCCTGCTGCTTGGGAGCCATCGCAAACAAGTCCAGACGATTTCAAAGTCATGCATGGTATGTTTACTGTGCATGGTGTAAAAGATTTCTTTACTATAATAGCAGATAGAATTGACTGGTTTAGGTTCTCTAAGAAAGAAAAATTAGAAGATATGGTTGAAGTGATTGAAGAATTTGAAAGCGATATTGAAACTGAATTCGATGTAGCCGAACAAAATTTTGTGAACAAAATGGGTGAAGAACCATACCTGACTTCTGAACTTACTAAATACATAACAAACCATTTCAATAAAACCATTCCAGAGTTCCAAGCAAAATATAGGGCATACATGCTGTCTCCTTCACAAATCAACCAAAGAACTAAGAAAAATCCACCAGATATGATTGACATACATGGCTTTTACTAAGCGTTTCATTGATAGGGACAAAACACTTCCCCGTTTCATGGATGATAATAAAATCATTAGTGGCCGAGAGGCGCAACGATGGATTGTAGATACTGCGATGGAAATGGCTGATGCAGTTAGGCACACCTTGGGTCCAAAAGGAATGGATATGATGCTTGTAGATCGTATCGGAAATAAGGTGCTCACTAACGATGGCGCAACAATACTCCGTTCTTTGGAAACCAAAGACCCCGTAGCTTCAATTATTGCTGAGGTAGCGAAAAGTCAAGAGCAAAACGCATTCGATGGAACTACCACATGTATTGTTGTGATGGGGGAGCTATTGAGGCGAGCAGACGAATTAATTTCAAGGGGAGTTCACCCAAATGCAATCATCAAGGGATACAGGCTCGGTTTAGGCGAGGCATTGGAATCTGCGAAGACGCACAGTATTGAGAAAGAACCGTATGAAGCTGGAAGGGCCGCAGCAAGAACGGCAATCACTGGTAAATCTGCAGAAGACTTTGTTGATGTTCTAAGCGATATTTGTTCACGTGCTGCTATGATTTCAAAACCAAGTGATATGATGCTTCTTACAATACCAGGTAATACAAATGATGCAGAACTGATTGAAGGCCTTGTTTTACTAAAATCACCCGCTACGGCTGGTATGCCATCTAAGACGACTGGAAAGGTTGCTTTGATTGAGCAAGACTTGGCCCCACCTCAAGCGCAAGTAACTCTAAACGACCCAGCCAAAATCGCAGAAATCGTCGAAATACAACAGAAATTCATTGAACATACTGTGAATAACTTCGTTAAACATGAAGTCAAAGCTATATTCTGCCAAAAGAACATCGATTCGAAAGTCCTTCAACTATTGAGGACAAACGGAATTGTAGCATTCCGGCACATCAAAAGAAGCAACATGCTCAAACTAGCATCATCGATGGATTGCCATGTCATAAGCGATTTTGCAGATGTAAACGAAGAGGACTTGGGTCATGGCGAGGTCGAGGTTGTTGAATCAGTAAATGATTACGTGACAATCAAAGGCGAACACATTCAAGCCGCTTCAATCATTATGCCAGCGCCAACTGAACAGTCTGGAGAGGAATTTCAAAGAGCAATGGAGGACGCTCTTGGTGTTGCTTATCTTGCTGTAAAAGACCGCAGGTTGGTGCCCGGTGCTGGAACAATTCAATCTTTGATGTCTTATGACCTACTCAACTGTGAACAACAGTACACGGGTAAAGTCGAAGTAGCACGTAAGGCATTCGCTGAATCTTTACTAATCATTCCTCAAACACTTGCTGAATCTGCAGGTATGGATATTATGGACGTGACAGTACACCTACAAAAAGAACCGAGCTTGGGAGTAAATGTCGATGAAATGGAACTTATGACAATGCTAGTGTTTGAACCTTTAGCAGTTGTAGAATCCGCACTAAATGGGGCTGTTGAGAATGCTGTATCTCTTCTTAGGACACACTCTATCATCTTAGCGAAACCTATTCAAGAGATATTTGCAGAGGCGGAAAGGAGGAAAGACTGATGATACATAGCGTTTCGATAATTAAAGTCATAAAAAACGATGAAGATCCGTTTGAGTGGGAACAGGAGTTACCAAAAGAACTGTTCAAATCGAAGTATAAGTTTGACGGAGGAGATATTGGGCCTTTTGGAGATACAGATGAACCGGTGAAAAGAACATTGTTTTGGTATCCGAAAAAATCAGAAGTAGCAGAAGAACTTTGTAACTTGATAGTAAAACATGGGTATAGGGCAACAAGAGAGTACATACCAACGATTGATTGATATGAAAAAAATATGCCCAAAACGAAAAGGGGGCAAAACCTGTTCGCCAGTTCTAAGGAACAATGGTCGTTTTATCTGCGTTGATTGCGGGCAAGATGTGAAAAGGGGCAAAAAAAGGAGCGCCTTTACACAAACAGATTAGTCTCCATATCCGCCTAAACTATCCTTTACCAAATTGACGAGGGTTGAATCTACTCCAGGCAGAGGTAATGGAGAATGGAGCCTTAGAACATCATCACCGGCAAAAATGTAAGCGAAATAATAGGGGTGAGTTCTCAACCAACTTTTTACTTTAGAGTAAGCGCCTAGTCCTTGATTTTTCAAGTAATCCTCACGCTCACGCATGAAAAACAAAATACTGTTATTGCATTGGGAATATACTTGCTTGTTGATGTCCTGTATTCTTTGACCTAAAGCTATCATCAATATCTTCTTCCCTAATCCAGTTGTAGCTAGTCTCTGTAAGCCTTTATGCTTTGACTGATTCCCTGCATAAAGTTGAATTTCATCAATGAATAAAGCGAAATGGCGGTTTTTGTGCCCTGAAACGGGCGGTTTGTCTGATTTGAGGGTGAAGAGTAAGTTCACTATTTCAGTCAGCGCCTGCGATCTTGAATCATCTCCCGGCGGACGATAAATAATTCTTGAAGTCTTTAGCATCAAGTGGCCCATCAAGTCTTTTATGTTTCGAACTATGACACCATACTTTACAACTGCATCATCATGCTTGGTATCTACGAATATGTAACATGGGTTAGTTCTATTATCTAAGAATCCACAAGTGAACAAACGCATGGCGGCAGTTGTTTTTCCATACTGTGTCTGCCCAGCAATTACTGTATGTCCTTTTGATAACGCCTTGAACAAAGGTTCCTCTGATGTGATGATGGGTAAAGGAGAGTCCACTTAATCACCGACCATTACGTGATTTTCTCCGTCGCCTTCTGCTATCAAGTATTTGTTTCAACTCTTCTGGAGACAGATTCAGTACCATTGTAAGATATGTAATAACCAAATTAGACCGGCTCCTATTTTCGCTTTCGGCACGCTTCTCGACTTGCTGGTGCAGTTCGTGAGGCAATCTGATAGTCATAGTATGGGTGCTGTTTGCTGGTTTGTCCGTTCCCATAGGTGTGTCGAAGGCGTTTATCCTTTTGAATTGCATGGAATACATTTGAACTCATTGTATTCGCTTTGAAACTGTTGTTTTGCATCTCCTATAATAAGGGAACCTACTTGACCAATACTCATGGCGGGCAATCAACTACTCCTGATAAACCCGCCCAAAAAAGGTGGAAGAAAAATGGCTAATAGAAGTAAAGCATCAAGATCGGCAGCCGCTAAAAAGGCAGCAGCAACAAGAAAGAGAAACGCATCAAAGAGAAGCGCAGCAGCTAAGAAAGCAGCAGCAACTCGAAAAAGAAATGCTTCCAAGGGTAAGCGCAAAGCAACCCGTTCATCAAAATCTTCTCGAAGCGCAGCAGCTAAGAAAGCAGCAGCAACTCGCAAGCGTAATGCAAGCAAGAGAAGTGCAGCAGCTAAGAAAGCAGCAGCAACTCGTAAAAGAAATGCTTCAAAGGGCAAGAGAAAATCAGTCCGTTCCACAAAAGCTTCTCGAAGTGCAGCAGCAAAGAAAGCAGCAGCAACTCGCAAGCGCAATGCAAGCAAGAGAAAATCTGCAGCAAAGAAAGCAGCAGCAACTCGCAAGCGTAACGCAAGAAAGGGTAGCCGCAAATCTGGCCGACCAACTGCAGCAAAACGCAGAGCAGCCGCAAAGAAAGCAGCAGCAACTCGCAAGCGCAATGCAAGCAAGAGAAGTCGTGCAGCAAAGAAAGCAGCAGCAACTCGCAAGCGTAATGCTGGCAAGAGAAAAGGTTCCAGAAAGGCTCGCAAAATGGGCGTTGCAAAGCAAGGCAAGTCAGTTTATGATTCATTCATGAAAGGAACTGATATGTTAGTCCCAGGAATGATTACAGTAGGAACTGCACTAGTTGGCATGGGTCTTTACAACTCTATCAAATCTATGGCATGGGACAGATTCAATGTCACTGGTTCAACCGGATACATCCAGCAAGCAGCAGACATGATTCCAGTAATTACTCCATCCATGGCAGCAGACCTTGGTAACTTTGGAAACAAAGCTCTACACACCGGCTCAGTTGCAGCACTTGGTTACTTACTATCCAACAAGAAAGCACTGGGGCTAATCGATTCCAAACTAGCAATGAGTGTAGTCAAACTAACAGGATTGTTCTACGCTGCTCAAATGGTTACTGAATTACAAACCTACAACATTGGTGGCGCATTCAGAAGCTTAGCAATGGGTGACTTCTCTGGTGCTATGAATGAAATCGGCGGAAGTGCAACTGCTCCTCAGACCTATGGTACTCTAGGAATGGCTCACGGAAATGTCGGCGGCGCTCACAACAACATGGGTATGTATCATGTTGGAGGCGGTCACATGGGATCTGTAACCAACAAGAAGTTCTTCGGCGCTCACAACGGCGCTATGATGCTTCCTCAGAATGTATCTGCTCCAACTGCAGCGACTCAAGCAATGGGTGGCCCAGGTGCAAACGCATTCTTTGGGACAAAAGGCAGAGGGCTTGGTAGCAGCCGTGTAAACCTCTTTTGAATAGGGGGTTTCTAAGTGGCACGTAAGAAGTCTAGGAAAGGCCGAAGGAAAGCGAAATTTCTTTCAAAGACAAGGAGCAAACTCAAGTCTTCAGGCGGCAAATTAAAGTCTCAACTTAAAAAAAATGCAACTCTGAAATCCTTGAAACCCTACACTAAGGCCGGATTTGCTCTAACTGCAACTGGACTAGCTTACGCCACTACATACACCGTTGCAAAAGGTATAGGTCAAACACTATTGCCGGACGCTACTTACAAGACTGATGCATGGTTAACTAACACAGACTTAGGTTTAGTCACACAAACAGGTTTGATTGTAGGTTCAACCGGACTTGCTATTAAATTCCTAGATTCTAAATTTGGCAAGACTGTAGTTCCTAATTTCTTTTCAAGATTCAAAGATGAGAAAAAAATCATGATTGCAGGCTCAACAGCATTTGCAACTGGAAGATTACTAACTGGATTAAGCAAAGGTCATGTTGGAAAGCGTTTCCAAGCTTTGTTTGATGCAGACTTGCCAGCAGCGATTTACACCGGCCAGGGTCCTTACTTCAACAGGCCAAGCAACATACGTGCAATGAATGAAGTCATCAGAGGAGACCTAAGCGATCCATCAGTAAGGCCTGGCCTAACTGACAGATTCTTCAAACTATTCAGTCCAAGATACGGCAGTTGGGTCGCAGGTCGAAATCCCTCTAGTTGGAGTAAGACCCACAGAGTAAATATTCCGTCAGGTATTGACAATAACTTCAACTACATGAATTTCAAGACTAACAGGCCACTCCTACCTAACAACGTGGCTCCGGTTTCTGTGAATCCAGCGAATCCAGCGAATAATCCAGCGAATAATCCAGCGAATAATCCAGTGAATAATCCAGTGAATAATCCAGCGAATAATCCAGCGGCAGGTAATGGCCTTAACGCACAATTAGCTAACCCCATCGTCAATCAAGTATCACAAAATCAATGGGAAAGAGGAAATAACACTACATCTGCGAAGCACAAATTCACAGCTTGGAATACACCACACAACCACCACACTATGTTTGACGGAAATGTATGGGGCAGGGGCTCCAGAGGAAAATACTCCAATGATATGACACAGCAGAATCACAACGAACTGCATCAAAATGGATATACCAATTTAAGCAAATATACTTTGTGAGGTGTCACTAAATGGCACTTGACACAATGGAAGGTTCACTTGGGGGCGGGCTACTGCCAATAGCCAAGAATTCCAGAAGAAAAATCGTTATGATGCAAGGCGAAGTTAAAAATTTGACACAATCTGCTCCGACTGGTGTTCTGGTTGACGGTTCTGTTGTTAGTGGTACTGTAATAAGGACAGACGGTGTATCGGCAAGTTCTAAAATTTCTGTCGGAGACCGTATATTTCAATCCGGCTTTTTGACATTTCGCTTTGAAGAACTTGGTACAGTGACGGCCATCACCCCCGTAAGCGGTCACGAAGATATTACCATAGGTGCCGGCTTTGGGCAAACATATCCTGACCCTTTAGTGGTGCCTGCTAGGACACCTACAGCATCCAACAACGCAGAAATTTCTGTCGCTACAGTTTATGACATTAGTCCTGACGGTGTAGTGACCGAAGTTTCGGGACACGGGGGCGGCTTAGAATCCGGTTTACAAAACCTCTTCATGAATGTGGGGGCTGGAAGAATTAGCATTTATGGTGTCGACGACCAAACGGCAGCGCCATCGGGTCAATTTGAAGACCATGAACGGATAAACAGGATGGGAACTGGATTGTCAATGGAATTTACTTTCGGTAGTGAAGTTGATCTAACAGATAGTTTAAATTTAGTTACTGCAGTAGGTTCTTTTGGATTTGACATGACTGCTGCAGGTATGATGGTTATTGACCCAGCCTCTTCTGTTGCAACTAAAGCGACCCAAGTTGACCGAGTGGCTTTCGGTGCTTGTCATAGAGTTGCGGGTAACACGGCAATTTTTCATATCAGTTTACCCTATGAGCAAGAAGGTGGAGCTCAAGAAGAAATTACAGAAAATACCGTTCTCAAATTTTGTATAATGGCAGTTGCAGACAATGGAGGAATTTGAATGGCACAGAGTTTTTCAGATGCATTTACCATAGGCGGCCTTACCGGGGGCGGGGGGGATGGAACAGTTCTTGTAGCAATGCGAGGGAGGATGATTAATATCGATGCAGGTCACGAAAGCGAGTACAAAGTAGATGGAGACGGGGTGGTAACAGTATTAGCTGGGAGCACCGCAACTGTTGATGACATTGATTTAGATTTTGGAGCTGGGTTGATAACAACTGAATCCATAGATGTAGACGGTACAGGAACTACAACTATTGAGGGGGCAGGCCTTGTTTTATGTATTGCATTTGGCGACGGAATAATTCGCGCACATCAGCCAGGTGGCCTACAAATAATTGGGGCCTTTGCGAATGTTGGTTGGTCTATAGGTGACGCCGGTCAGCGTGTCCTTACCCACGGCATTGCCCCTCCTGATAACTCGGCCCCAGCGCCTGTCGGATTGAAGTCTATTGATGGAAATCATCTGAAAATTGCTATTGGCGTGCCCTATGAGCCGGAGGGGGGCACTCAAATAGCCTTTAACGAATTTGCTATGATTAATTTCGACATTATTGCGATAGCTAAGAGGTTGAAGATATGAATCGAGACACAGTTGGCGTTGCCATAGGTTTTCTTTGGCTAGGACTACTATTTGCTATGTAAGGAGAAAATGATATGCCACACTGTCACTGCGCCAAAACCATGCTTGGAACATTGAAAGTAAATCCTCATTGTGCTGTACATGGTACAGAATATAACCTTGGTTCTTCAAGAGTTTCACAGATGGGATTGACTTCAAACGAAAAGAATGTGTTAAATCAAGTATCTAAGCAACTAAATGCGGCATCTAAGATGCATAAGGGCCAAGCGGACAAACTCAGAAACTTAGGTTTTGCACCAAAGCCAAAGAACTTAGCTCCTAACAATGAGCCGACTTACCAGGACATGTCTTGGTTCAAAGGTAGAGTCAAAACCTTGCACAACGAACTTCATGCCAGGAAGCTTGGATCTACACGTAGGGTTCAGATGATTGGAAATACTGATAACATACAATTCGTAGCGATTGAAGTTGTGAAATTTACTGCAATATTGTTAGGAGGAGGCTTACTTTTGAGTGTCCCTGCATATATGCTAGTCAACAATAAGAAACTGAAAACAAGTAACAAAAGTGAATCGGAAAAACTTGCACATGCGTTAATTACACAACCTGTAAAGACAAGTGCGTGGTGGGCGGGGGGCTCATCTGTTTTGATAGGTGCAAAAGACAACAATCCGAAACAAATGGCTGCCGGAGCTGGATTAATGGCTTTCTCAAGTGCAATCCCATCTGTGAAACTGCAACTATCGAGGAAAATCTAATCTTCTTCTGGATAAACATTCAAGAAATGTTCCAACTCACAACCTTGTAAGAAGTCTGTATCCAGCATTGGGAAGAGATTCTGAGCTAACTGAAACGATAATAACCAAGCATCATACGGAAACTTCCACGTAATTCTTACGTGGCCGTAAGAGATCGCTAATCCATCTTCTTCAACTTTAGCCACTTCAACAGATGCATTGTTGAAGTATTCTTTGTATTCGGTCATTTTGTCAATGACTTCTATTTGCCACTTCTGAAATTTTTCATAATCCTTGTTGCCAGGTAGGGCATCAATGTCTCTAAATACACTTACTTCGTAAATGGGTTTTTTTTCATTATCTATCGTAAGTGGGTCGAATACTGTCCCGTCGCATTCAGGACATTCTTTCGCATCTAACCTGCAGATGTTAGAGCATGTCTTACATCGTTTCATTGACTTCCACCTAACTGTCGTCGTAAACTGTCTTGTGCAAGTTTCTTTCTTTTGATTTCCTCGGTGTGTTCTGATTCTTTATTATTCAAATTCTCGAATGCCAGTGCACGCAAAACAGTTGATAGTCCGTTGTAAGCCATGCGTTCAGCATAAGCTTCTAATCTGGACAACTGTTCTGCAGAAAGCCTTACTTTCACAGTCTTACCGCCCTTATTGTCGCTCATCAAACTGGTGGAAGCGTTTCGTCCCTATCATTCAACCGATTATTAAAATTCGACAAAACTACATCGGTTCAATCATTACAGGGGGTCATTTGTGTACGCCTTGTAGCCTTTTGTGGACTAAAGGCACACGCTCTATTATAACCCCTACCGGTATGAGCAGAACATAAGCAGCCACAAACTGCATATCAATAAAAAAATAGGTGAAAAAAATGCAATGGACAGTATACTGGGACAGACCACAAAACTTGATTAACGAATATATTAGCTCAATCGAAGGATTCATATCTTTCGCCTTTCCCAATTGGGGCTCTCAAAACGAGGGGTACACGCTAAGGGCGAGTACGGAATGGGTAGCTTGAGAGCAGACCACATGGGACTACTTGACACAGAAGGCCGATGGATCGTACCTGCTGACGGAACTGATGGAACAACCAACTCTGGACAAGCTGGCGGTGCAGCATCCTCCACTCTAGGTGGCGGCTGGATTGACAAAGCAATTTCAATTAAGACAATCGAAGAAGCTTACTACATGTTCACTGGGCTACAATACAACACTTCTCCTATCAGAACAACAGAAAACCAATTCAGAATTGCTGGAATTACTACTCCAGTCCATTCTCACTTGATTCTAAGTATCTTGGAAGAGCCACTATGTTATATGAGTGAGCCCCTGGTCATCGAACCGGAGAAAAGTCTAGACTGGTCTCTAAGAACCACTGTAGGAACAGACGGTACTGGAACTCTACAAGGCGAATCTCTAAGAATCCTTGGACTAGTAGTTGCTCAACACCATGCTTTAATTCAACAGACTTTCTCAACATCGGAGCTTTCTTGAGGCCCAACTGGGAACTTACAATTAATGAGGTGAAATGATATGGCACTAGATAATACAGATGGCTTTACACTGGGCGGTTTAGACAACGCTCCTGGTGGAAACGCAGCTAGAATCGCAGTACTACAATTTAACTTGGAATTCCAAGCCCAAACCGATGTAGGTTATACAGTAGACGCAGATGGGACAGTTTCGACTGCAGTAGGCACAGGCGCCGCAACAGCAGACTTGACGGTCACTCAAGGTGGCGGGTTTACATTGAAGCAAACAGCAGGTAGCGCAACAGCAGACATTCACGCAACTTACATCTTGTCCTTCGGTGACATCGGTACTACTTTTGCGACCATGGGAGCAGATGCTAACCAGAACATCACAGTCATAGGTGGAACCGTAAACTGCGGTGCAGACTTAGGCGGTGGATCTGCAGTAGACGCTGCTTGTGCAACAGCAGTACACTCGATCTCAGGCAATTCGCTTACCTTCTCAGTAGGCCACCCGGCTGTCGTACCAGATGGCAGCGCAGGCCTTGGCGACTTCACTGGCGGAACAACCAGCCTGTTCTTCAACGTGATTGCTTTCATTCAACCAACTAACTAAGGTGGTTTTTTTGGGAGACGGCTGGAGAGGCACAAAACTTGGTTATGCAGGTGGTCGTACTGGCTACTTTGCTAACTACGGTAATAGTGATGCTCTCCGAGGTACACGTGGCTTAGGAAGCAATCATGGATCTAACGCCAGAAATCAGGAAATCGCAACAATGGTTATCACTGGAATGGGACTCCTTGGGATATTTTACATAGCCCAGGAATACAAATTCTTCGATAAAGTCAGTAAAAAGGCAAAGCAAATGATATCGTGATGGGGGGCTTGGATATGAAAACAAGCACCTTAGAAAAGGTATTAGCCGGCAATTCTAACATGACTCCGTTGCGTGGAGAGCGTCTTGGCGCTACTGGGCACATCATTGCTCCATTCTCACAAGGGGCAATGATTGGCGGATTAACAGCAACAGTTCTTGCAGTTATGTATGGAGGAGACATCCTTCGGTATATTCAAAGTAAAGTTTTGGACTTAGGAGGTTCAACGATTTAAGATGATAAATTCCCTATTTTACACACATAAGGGGGAGATGATGATATGGCAAGAGTAAATTTTGGAAGAACACCGACAGTAAGAGGGTATAACCCGTTGACGAACACATTGAAACCTGGACACGTTATCCAGCTACGAGGGCAATTCTATCTCGTAGACGCAGTTGAAGGGCTCACATTCGAGCTTGTAGTAACTGCTAATGGTAACACGGCTGGGACAGAGATATCAAAAGGATTTGATTCTGGATACTTTGAAGATGAAGATTTAGAACCATTTAGAAATCACCTATATTGCCTTGTTCCTTCGTTATCTGGACAACCTAAATTCATAAACCGAGCAGGGGGCTATGACGAGGTAGGTTTCCCGAATGATACAACAGAAGTTACACTGACCGCAGGAACAAAAACTATTGGTGCTGCAGCAAGAACTATGGTTGGGCTTATTAGCCCAAGAGTATATTTGAAACACCCTGCGGGGATTCCACGATGGCATGCTGATGAAGCTCCAGAAAACGATAAGACAGGATTCATAGATGTAACAGTCAGTCCACATGAAGATCCTAACCCGAATTTTGCAATATGGATAGAATCAGGTGAATCACAATTGCCACAGTTCCGCATGGTTAATACAACCGGAGAAGCAATTTTCAATCCAGTAATATATCTACAGGGGTTCAAAGCTAAATTACAGCCTATGTCTAAGATTGACATTCAGAAGGCTAGAGATGCTAATGGGGGCAAGTTTGTGTACAAAATAATCAAACCACAAGGACTACCGCACGCAGGTTCTATGGCAGCCGATTACAACCCCAACTGAATAGGGGGTTTTTTGATTGGCAATAAAAGAATTAACGCAACCTAAACCCGCAGACCAACTGCAACCACAACCTCCTTTTGGTAGGGCTCCGGTAGCTACTAAATTCGAAGTTAACGAAATGCATAAACCAGGACAACTGGTGATGCTCTCTGGAGGCCTTTACAGGGTCAAGTCTAACGAAAAGTTGTCCTTGATGCTCCACATGGGTATTTCGGGGACTTTCACTCGCACAGGTGCGACTGCGGGAAATTTCAAAATATTAGAAAATGATAGTAATATCAAAGCAACAAGTTTCACTGTACCTGCAGGTGTGAACATACACATAGGGGCTCAAGGCTCAAACAACAGAGTCCAAGTAGTGACAGTAGCTTCTGATGCCGCTACTGGCACATCAGGAACCTTTGCAGTATCTACAAATGAAAACATAAACAGCCAGTTCACAAACGAAACGGATGCTACCTTGCTATTCGTGCCATCGGCTAGCACAGATTCAACAAACAACAATCTTCTTTTAGAAAAGAAATCATTTGGCATACTAGAAAGTCCATCATCAGGGCTTACCGTTTACGACCTTGTTTTTGGTATTTCATTACATCCAAAATACACAGGCCGTGACGGAGATATTACCGACGCAGGGTTAGCTCCCGAATCATTGGAACTGACCTCAACTCAATATGGTACGCAACAATTAGGTTCTATTATCGTAAGAAGTGCAAACGCAGAAAGGGACTTTGATGGTTCTCAAGAAACTGCCGCTGCCACTGCAGGTGCTTTTGGTGGAGCTAGACATGGCGATTCAGGATATGGCATGAACATGACTCGATTTTCAGGAATGATTTCTCCGAAAATAAGAATCGAACAACCGGCAGGGGTAGTGAGATTTGCAACCGACAGAAGCAAAGGGTCAGACATCACAAGCGGAAGTTTGACACGTGGAGTAAATAAGACAGGCTTTTTGACTGCATCAGATACATCAACTCTATCACTAAACCCAAAATACCGAATTATTACAAATTCTTCATCATCGGACGGTTCTTTGCCAACATTCCAATTATTGCAAGACAATCTTGGTGAGATGAGAGATCCACACATTCTTCTTGTCGGTTCGAAATTAGTTTTGGAAGAAGTATCTGAGGCTGAGGTAAAAGAAATGATTAGGCGTTCTGGAAAATTCAATTACAAAATAATTGAAGACCCAGTTCAAGCATACAAAAGTCAAACAGATGGAGTAACAGGCCCCGCCAACGGTTGGAAAGCAGCCGTTGAATCACAAAGGGGTCGAAAAATGAGTTATCAAGACTATAAGGATTTGATTGAAAATATTACGACACAATCTAGGAATCAACTATATGGGACAGCGGGTTCAAACCCAAAGCAAATACGTGATGACCCACGTAGAAGACACAGGGGGATTTGAAGATGGCAGACCATAACATATTACCAGACGGAATAACCGATATTGCAGGCGAGGAAATTGATGATGATATTTTGATGCTTTCACCAGTAGACATGGGTGTAGAAGAGTTTAGAAATGAGGACAACCGAAACATTACAGTTAGAAAAAGAAATGTCCTCGTTGCCGCTAAAACAAAAGTCAGAATCATTGACAACCACGAATCGGGCAGACTTAACTACGTGATGATAAAAGTCACTAGGAAACTGCCTACCGACACATCTTCCTCAACAGGCACCGATCCATCAAAACTTGCTTTGTTTTTGCAACTTGACGGATATGCCCAGGGCGGTTTTGAATCCGTTTATGACCCTGCTCTTCAAACATCAGTTGCTGGAGTCACCTTACTCACTGTTGGTCAATTGAATTTACCTGAGCAGTTTGGTATGTGGTTTCTAACTGTTGATGAAACAGATGAAATTATCGCAATATATAGAGGGAATTCAGATTACAAACATAGAATTAGATTTGAAGTTTTCAACACAGATGCAACAGGTTCACTGAATGTTGAATTTGTTGAAATTGCAAGGAAAAGAAGTACTAATAAAGAAGGAAAGTCAAATCAAATTAGAGGTTTGCCGTTCGATAAAATGGGGTATTAAAATGAGTCGTAAAAATAGACTTGTAAGCAAAAACGCATTCGCCTGCAACATTACGATTGGGCCAACATCGTATGCGGTAGCTGGAGCCGGCCAATTGTCAGGAGACGAAGCCCTAGCCGCCGTCCAAGCAGAGAATCTTGTGGTCTCTGACGGCACTGGTGGTACAACTGGTACTCCCGGCCTTGATTATCCATCAGAAGGGAATCATTTTTCTTCAGAGAACGGACAATTCAAAGACTTAGATGCAACGGCTAAACTTGTTATCGATGGCGGCACTGGATCCATCTGCAGAGGCATGTTTTTTACAATCGCCGGAGTTGCTGGCACATATTTAGTGACTTCTGTCACTAACAGTACAGTCTTCAAAGTTTTCATAGCCCCTAGTGTGACTACAATATATTTCAAGAGGAGTAAATCTGGAAACTTAGCAAGCACCCCTGCTAATGATGCAGCACTTACTTTCGATACAACTTTTAAATTACCCCCGTTAAGAGTGGACCGAGACATTACAGTTGTGAATAATGATACAACAAATGCAATAGGTATTTATGTCGATGCTACAAAAGAACATGGATTACACGAAGTAGCTGTTCCATCCTCTAGATTTTCATTGTTTCCTACAGCAACATTAGCATCAAGCGCAGCAATGACATTTGAAATGACTGAACCATCAAACATCTTTGTGAAGGGCACGAACGACTCTACAATTACAATTTTTGGGAGTTGAAGATTTGGCTAAAAAGTATTCTGGTGGCGGAGGCGGAGGAAGTTCTGTCACGGTTTCTAACGAAGCAAACAACAGAGTAATTACATCTGACGGTTCTGGTGGTTTAGTTGGCGAAGCTAATGCTACTTTTGATGGCACTACTTTGGCTATCACAGGTCAGTTGACTACGACTGCCGATGTAACTCTAGCCGATGGCGCTGATCTAACCCTGCTTGGTACTGCCGGCTTTTTTAGAGCGCCTAGGTTGAAAATTGTCGCCCTTACTAGCAGTACATCTTTGTCTGTTGGCAACCATGCTGGTTACTATGTTACGGTAAGTGGCAGCGGAATTGTAATCACTCTACCAAATGGTCCTACTACAGGTACACATTTTACTATAATTGCTTCTTCTGCGAACTCATTCACTCTTCGTACTGGCAGTGGGGCGGGAAATGGCGATACAATGAATGGGGGACAAGGAGACATCACAGTTAGTCAATACAGCTCTGTGACAGCAGTTCAAACATCAACAAACAATTATGTGGTCCTGGGTGTTTGATATGTATTTCGCCAATCCTGGAGTTCAAGAAAAGTTTGGTTTGGGTCCACTGAGATTTCGTTTAACGGATGAAGTCAGTGGCAATTCCCAAAGAAAATCTAGTAGGGAATACACTGATTTTCCCTTTGATTTCTTGGTTACACTTCAAATCGGCGATGCTACAGCCGGCAGCTCATTTACCACCTCTGCCGGCGACATAGATTTAAAAATATATCGAGAACCATCTGGAAATGATACCGGCTTGACCTATTCGTGGTCAATGTCGTCCTCTGGACTCAAGGGCGGTGGAGGCAGTACTGTAGTCTCTGGAGGGGCAACCAACGCCGGCACTTTCCAACCCATATTAACAATCACATGTAGCAGTGCTGAGGGCGGGGAAGTCACGCAAGATTTCTTAACTACGTGCACAGTAACTGAAACAAAGGGCAGTGGTCGTACAAGTTCAATAGCGTATGTGATTATGGTCCGGGTTCGTACTATTTTCGAATGATGGGTTGATTTGATGCTAAGAGGACTAAAAAAATCGATTCCGCAGTTGATGAAAACATACAGGAATCAATTCCCTGGTTTGACCGTCGAAATTGTGGAGCGATTTAATAATACATTTAACTGTATAGCTTTTACAATTGGTGAAGAAAAGCGTTGGGTATGGACAGAGATAGATCTTGACTACGATGGCACTTCTTCCTTTTCTGAATTTATCGTTTTTTATCACAAGCATGGGTTCGTCCCAACAAATAGCGAAGCAGATGCAGATGTAGCAATTTTTGGCTTTAATGTAAACGGTCATATTGATGTAAAACATGGTGCTAGAAGGGAAACAGGAAGCAACTTTTGGTTATCCAAAATGGGCCAAGGTGGAGTGATTAGACATGCTGACCTATATGCTTTTGACAACAGCCCTTATGGTAGCCTGCTTCTTATGTTCAGAAAGGTTTGATATTATGCAACTTTGCCATAATTGTAAGAAAGAACTGCAAATCATCGAACATGTAGGCGTGGGCTATACGGAAATCTGTGCTGTTTGCAAGACACATAGACTTATTTTAATCGAAGTCTCGTAATTCTAAATTTGGCTTTTGTGTTTCAGCTACATTACATGCTTTACAACCAGTCTTTGGCACATTCCATGTCTCATGCAAAATAAATTCAATTGGTTCTTTACAATTGCATTTTTTGTCTAACTCGTAACCTCTGATAAAAGTTAAGAATTCTTGAATTGCAAGTTTTTTGACTTTTACCCCTTCAAGGGGGGGTGTTTGGGTAAAGAAATTACAAAAAGTGAATCTACCCTCTCGCATTGAACCTAGGAAGTGGCAGTCTTCAAGGGAATAGAGTTCTATTGCCACTTTTGCATTCATCCACACGTGTTCGATGCCCTTTCTTAAAATGAAAAGCTCATTTGCTAAAACACTTGCAATATCCTTGCGAATAACCATTACTGGCGTGTTGAAATTCCTGTATTTACGGTAAATCCCCTTTTTATCTCTATGAGCCGGCCTCTGCACATTACACCACCCCATCACATAATTTGAAGGAGCCTTCACTACCTCTGCTGTATCATAAATATCTGATACTCTAAATGGATCCATTCTTTGAAAATTGTGCTCAAGGACCTTCTTCCACGCAGGTTCTTCAACCGATTCTAAACAAGAAAAACACTTTGGGCAGAGGTCATAGGAATGGTATGTTATACCCATTTTATCTAACAGCTGACCTTTTTCCGATATTGATACAACCCCGCTTAATCCTGGGCGAAACCCAAATGTGGTAATGTCCCAGTGTGACCCCATGTCTTCTCCACACATAGTTTTGGTCGAATCTGGATAATTTGATATGTGGTATTGTTTGTTACTTTGTAATATCCTTTTTCCGGCCTTATTTTTGAATAAGTAGGGTATTTTTTCAAACATCTCATGCAACTCCATGCAACAAGGCGCAACAAGGTGCGAACTATATATGCGTAGTATCTGCCTCAAATAATACCTTCTATGTAAATTATGCGTTTTATGTAAAGAAATTATAATTACAATAAAAAATACATTGTATAGAGTATGTGGGTCATAAAAATAATATAAAATGCTACATTTTTTACATGAACCCTATGGCTATTGGTTGCGGTACAGGTGCTTTGTTATGAACGGGGGAGTGCCTCTTGGGTTTTATTACAAATGGGGCTAGGGAGTGGGTTCTCCATTTAGCATGGAGTGTAATTTTTATGTCCATAATGAACAGGCTTAAAGGGATAAGTCCCATGAATTGTTTTATGAGGGCTGTCATTTATACAAGAGTGTCTACTTCGGACCAAGCTCAAGATGGACATTCATTGGATGAACAACACAGGCAATGCATACAATTAATTGAATTACATGGGCATGATGTTGTAAATTCTTACTATGATGTGGGTTCAGGTAGTACCTTTGAACATAGGCCGAATTATCAAACAATGGTTAACAACATGAAATCTGAATGGGATATTGTGTATGTTTGGAAGTTAGATCGTCTTAATAGAAATCTTCGGAACCAGGTTCAATTTTTCGATTCAGTGGGCAAGAATGATTGCTATGTGGCTAGTGTCACAGAGCAAGTTGATACCAGCACTCCATATGGCCGATTTATAATGAATGTGATGTCCTCATTAGCACAAATGGAGCGTGAACAAATTAGTGAACGTGTGATTATGGGCCAGGGTGCTGCTAGAAATATTGGCCGCTATATTGGCGGTGCTCCATATGGGTACAATATCCCAGTTGAGTATGACGACAACGGTAACAGGACAAACAAAGGTCAACTAATAGTAAATGATGAAGAAGCGGCAGTAGTACGGCTTATTTTTGATAAAATATTAGAGGGTTCAACTGTCGCACAAATATGTAATTTCCTCGTTGAATCGAGTATTAGGACAAGGAAAAACAATGTAATCTGGTCTTATGGGACTGTGACTAACATAATTAATAGGAGGCACTTATACATCTTTGGAAAAGAAAAACCAGATGAGGAATCCAAGTGGGAACCAATATTATTTTTAACGGTTGATGAAGCTAATGATATTGAATCTCGACTTAACGGTACGATACAGGAGGAAGAGTGATGATTGGAACTAAGTGGCAAAATAATTACACAAAACAAGTTGCAAAAATATTGTCAGAACCTATTATCGGAGTGTTTGAATTACTTTATGAAGAAAGAGAAGGACTTCCTGAATATTATCAAAATTCTCATCGATGGGCGGTGCACGAGCTAAATAGGCATTGGAGGAGAATAAATGATTGAAATAATTGTTGGATTACTGTTTTGTTCCTTTCTGTATTTGCTAGGCCGTGTTTTATATCCCGATTCTTCTGTTCCTCAGCCACATAAAATGTTGATTAACTATGGAGAGGCCGTTGGTATGGTGTATGGGGGGGAAGAAGAGTGAGACACATTTCAATAATCGCAGGGGCGGTTGTTGGTTTTATTTCTTTGATATGGGCGGCTACAAGTATGAATTTTTCGGAATCGTTTGGCTTGAGTTTGATTGTAGGCACTGCCGTTGAATGGCTAGTGGCATTTTTTACAAAGAAAGATCTCGCAATTACGACAGAAGACCTTAAGCAACAAGCAATGCGAATATCTCAAACTTTAAGAGAACTACAGGGGGAAAACAAATGACAGCTTTCTATGCCATCAACCTGACTCTTTTAGGCCTTGATTACAAAACTAGTTCAAATGTCAAACATGACTTAGAAGAAAAAATAAAACAATTTGATTCATACACAGCAAAAGTAATTCTGATGCCAATGCAAGCTCTAGGTGCATGCCATGGTCCTTTTGAAACATTAGAGAAAGCACAGAAAATGGCAGCGAATGATTTGGATGAAAACGATACTGACTATTTCAAAATCAAATGGTGTTTTGTCGAATGTGAAATGAAAGATACTTTTTTTGAGTCGATTCCTATACCAACCAAGTATTATGTTTGTACAAAAAAAGCGTGTGAAGGATTTCAAAGATTCAAGGGGTCTTGCGGTTTGTGCAAAAGTAAAGGAATGGACTTAGTTCCTACCTATGAAGTGAGAGATTGGGATAGGAAAATGGGGGTATAAAATGTTAAACACACTGGAAAACAGATTCAAAAAAACCTTTGCTAGAATTGGACTTTTGACAATCGGCGCTGGATTTTACATCAATAGCATTCCATTTGCAGTAATGGGGTTTGTAATCTCTGGAATTTATGGATTCGATAAATATCAAGAATGGAAAAGTGAACAGGAGAGGGAACTATGAGTGAGAAAACTACACAAGACCAAAAAGCAACAATAAAAGATAACCTGGAGTTCCAGCTTGCTTTACAAAGAGCAAATGAAGAAACCACTATCCATTACAAAGATAGGATTGAGAAGCTAACCAAAATGCATCAGCACGAATTACAAAACTTGCTGACCGCCCAGGTTTCATACAAGAAGCCGAAGTTATGGGATCGTCTTAGGGGCAAATATAAGGACATATACATTTTATTCAATAATCGAATGCCTTTGCGGTGCGGCCATTGTGGTGAAAAAACAAAAGAGGGGGTCAATGGTGGTATAGAAGAAGTATGCTTGGACTATGAAAGTGCACTAGAATTATGCGATGAGTTTTTTGAAAAATGGCGTGACTTTTCAGGATATAGTTTTGTATCGTTGAGGATTGTACACATTCAAGTCGAAAGAAAAGACAGCAGGCGAGGTGCATTTGTTAGGGATATTACTCTTGACAGGAAAGACTGGAACCCCGATGTAAAGAAAAAGACCCGTAAGGAATTACAAAAGATTACCGCAGACAAATTAGTTGTTGATTCATTGATGTCAATGAGGCCTCGGAGAGGTCGGAATGGCCGTTGAAGTGTGTATATTATGCAATAGGCGATACCGTAAAAAGCCACAAAGTACATCAATGTCTATTTGCTCTAAATGTAGGATGAAAGGGCCTTCGGAAGAATACCGGTGCATAGCCAATAACATAAAGGGTGTAAGGTGCGGTCACTGGAGATTAAACGGAAAAAAAACTTGTGTGTGGCACCAGGAGTGATTAGTTTCCTTCCGCATAGATCATGCCTACATTAGCAATACTGTATCCCAAGAAAGCTAGTGCAAGACCCTTTCGACCTTCCCTTGCGTGAAAAGCAGTTACTCCTAAGTACGTGAAGGTGACTGCTAAAGTTAACTTTTGCGAACCACTAAGCTGATTGAACATTAAATCAACTCATAGACCAAAACAAACCGACAACTAGGGTTATGGCAGATTCAATCAATCGCCTGTTCCTTTTTTCTCGTGCTAGGTAAGCCGAATATGCGGTTAATCCAGTTGCACCTAGAGTTATCGTAAACTTTTTTTTATCGACCTTTCCTGTTTGCCCTAACTTGCCGGTAGAACCTAGGTTCACTAACTGGCTTCTAATCGATGGTTCAGGTGCAGGTGGGTGTGATACGAAATTGAAATCAACATTCCCATCTCTTACTGGTATGTTTTGGACTCCAAATTCATTCATGAGACTCACCTTAGCTTTGTATTTGGTATCTTACAGGTGAGAGGGAGAAGGCACCAGCAATCCCGCCGAGTGCCAACAATGCTGCGTTCCTCTTCTGATTTTCATTTATCGTCTCGTTGCCAATCAACGACTTTTGAAGTTGAATTCCACTATACCCTAACATTGCAATTGAAGCAATACCTGTCAAAACTGCGAGTGCATTTGAAACGGGAGTTCCACTGTTAGGAAAATCAGCATGAGGCATACCGTGTTGATACACAGGAACAATTTTTCTTTCTCCGGTATCCACATCTGTAACAGTTTTGTAAAATGATGTGCCCATTCTGCGTTCGTCACGCTTGGCTTGTCTAATTATTTCTTTTGCACGTCTCAACTTCATAACAATCACTCACTATAACTTCCCATAAACTCCGAATGCTGCCGCAACAAATACCATGAATCCTAATACAACTACCATCAAGGAATCTGCGCTCAAGTCGTTACCTGCTGTAACTATCAAAAACAATCCTACAATGAAACATGCAATCATCTGAATGACAATCACATGTTTCATCAAAGACTTTCGAGGATTAAACCATTCATTCATCAGCGTGTATACTGACAAATCCTCTTGCTTCTGGTTATTTCCTATGCGATCTAAAATGACTCCAATATCTTCAACTTCTTCACTCATCTAATCACCTTCCTGGTGGTGGCGGAGGATTATTGTTCAATGGGGGTATCGGCATCCCAACTGAGCGTGCAGTGAAGTTGACAAGCTTAGCCAATCCTCCTCCTCCCTGCTTTGCTCCCGTAGCTTCGTCTATCAAACTACTCAATCCGGTAGACTGCGCTTTCAACTGCGCCGCTTGTCGGTGGCTTTGGATAGTTGCTTCTGAATTTGCCAGCATTTCTGCACGCAGTAAATCGGTGATTCTTGACATTTCAGTTTGAACCTCTGCAGATGTAAACTGTGCTAGTTTCTTTCCCGCCTCAGTTGTTTGTTCCAGTGCCGGCGTGATGAACATATTTTGTGCTTCATCTTGCATAACTTGAAGTTTGAAGTTTTTGAAGAAGTTTACCATTTTGTAATCAAACAAAGTGGAAAACAATTGTGTCAAAATGAGTAGTCCTTTTTCAGAAGCCAAGAACTTTGCGACAGGTGCTTGAGCTTTCAATAAATCCGATATAATGTCAACCTCTGTCGGGTTTCCACTGTAATATCCCATTTGTTGATACATCATCGACGCAGTTTGCATCGATTGTTCCGGTGAGCCCCAAGGAACATTCTGTTGCTGGCCTTGGTTCGGCCAGCCATTACTTGCTTGTGGTGCAGCATTCATGTAAACATTGTTGTAATTTGATGGTTGTTGACTTGCCATTGGTGCAGGTCCAGAATTTGCTAAAAAATCGTCCATATTTCTCTCCGCCCTTGTCACTCCGATGTTGTTCCATCAAAAGAGGATTGCCCTTGTAATTCTTCTAGATATCGCATGTATCTGAGGTCTAGCCATATCCCGCACAGGTCAACTTCGCCTGTGCTGTGATTCTTAACTTCCATAATCTCAATCCCCTGCCCTTGGTGTTCTAAACACATCTGATAAAACGGTTCCATGGCCTCGACTAATTTTGGTTTTGATTTAGTTGTTGAGGCTTTTTTTTGTATTGGAACTAACTTAATATTTCTCTTCTTCCAAAGCCAAACCGAGTGTTGGCTTTGATTATCAATATGCTGGGCCAATTTCCACTGTGTAAGGAGCCAATAAATCATCAGCAACTCAGGGGCATATCCTGACATTAACATATATCCTGAGTCGATGTTAGATAGGGCGGTGAATGGTGCGGGTTTACCACTCAAATGATCTGTGAAAAATTGAGAAGCAAGGGTTTTCCCTCCCTCCATAGGTTTCATTGTGTCAGGGTCAAGCAAAGGGACATTGTATGCATCGGGCCCTAGCGCAGCCAACATAATGCCAGTGACGCAGCATTGCCCTTGTTCATTGAATTTGATGAAGCCATATTTTCTTGCAGGCCGTAAGAACTTTCTAGCCTTTTTGATATTTTTTTTCCGTCGCTTTATCGGGTCGGGATCTTGGTCGAAATCGAATTTCGCATTTGCGGTGTAGTCCACATGAGGGTCCATCATCATGTAAAGCCAAGGCATTCGTCCGCATAAATCAACCGCATAGTGAAATATTAGCTGAAGCTCTTATATCTATTACGCTCATGGGGGTAACTGATGGCCGAATGCGAATATGAAATGATGTATCCTTATTGTATCAAATCTAATGGGAAAAAATGCAAAGTTGTGTTGTTTTACTCTGATTGGGAAGAATGCCCTTTTTGCGACACTAAATCTTAGCTTGCATTATATCCCATACAGTAGACTCACAAGACCAATTCCTTAACGCACTAACAGGTCGCTTAATGGTTGGAATCATTTCACGTTGCAATCTTGCAAGACCTGGCTTAAATGGTTCAAATATCGGGTGTTCAGACATTCGATTTGTATTCCAATGATTTTCCCAGTTTTCATCCAACCATACATCAGCTTTGTTAGCCACCAAACCTACTACTGCCGGACGATATGTTTTTGCTTTCTTCTTCATAGATTTAGTTTCAAAACCGTAATCTCTTGAAACAATGCATTCTACAAATCGATTGAAAGCATCAACTTGTGATGTGTCTTGAGGATTAGCCAAGTGTCTAT